ATAAAATTTTTGAATTTAATTTTTTTATTTTTTGATTTGTTGTTTAGAATTTTTATTTTATTTTTTATTTTTTTAAGATTTTGGTTTGAAATTTGGGGTCTTGAATGAACTTTTGTGTTTTGTGTGTGTGTTGGGAATAGATGTGAGGGATATTATTCGATTTTTGGCATATTTTATGCCCTTCTTGCGCGATTTCTTTCCTTTTAGGTATATTTCCTTGTCTTGGGTCGAGAAAGTGGCTTAAAACGGCTGATTTTTGGTTTTGAGTTAAACAACAGTCATAGATATTGGAAAATCCGTCTGTATTCTGCCGGTTTTGGGGTGTGATAAAATGGGTGTGTATATAGTATAAATGGGATTGCGGACGAAAATCACACCTAATTGCGTGGTTTTCTGTGTATAATGTGGTGGATTTTGCGTTTTTGACATTAATGTAGCCTGTTAATGAGAGGTTAACAGTGTATTAACGGGAGATAAACAGATGCGGTTAATAAATGCACTGTCGGGTGAGTGTTTTCAGGATATTAATTTGCGTTCACAAAAAATTAATTTGGCTTTAATAAAAAAATCGTATATTTGCATAGAGAAATAGTTTAATTAAAACCGCTTAAATGTATGAAAGATAGCAAGATACTAAAAGACGTAAGGTATAAAAAAGTGGTGGATGAGCGGACTGGTGTGATGACGAAACTGCACGGATGGCAGCGTGTGCATTCGGAGTTTGAGTTTTTCACGATGTACCTTCGCCCGTGGCTTGGGTTGCGTGATGACGATGTCAGCAGGAAGATAAAGGTGTTTGTGTATTGCATACTTGTGTCGAATGTGAGCAACGGGAAGACAGACGAGACGGATGGGAATTACTTCCATACGAGCGATGTCATAGACAAATACATAAAGGAGAATTTCAAGCCCGACCCGGAAGATTCCGACGCCGATGTTGTAAAGAAGCGCAAGGCGATGGAGAACTACGTGAGGGTTTATCTGTCGAAACTCGTGAAGGAGGAGTTCATTGTCAAGGAGGGGACGAGGGGACGCTACCATATCAACCCAAAATTCGGGATAAAGGGCGGCGCAGTTACGGAGGAGACATACAAGGTACTGACGGTTGTGAAGGGTAATGATGATAAGCGCATCAAGCCCAATGACAAATTCGAGAAAGGGGGTGCCGAATGAATATTCTCGACTGGCTCCGTGCATCGAACCGATGGAAGCACCTCCTCGGCGGCTTCCTTCTTGGGATGTTCCTCACCGTCATATCACCTATAACCGCCGCAGGATGCCTCGAGTTCAAGGATGTTCAGTGGGGCGGGAAGTGGAGTTGGGCTGACTTTTTGCTAACTTGCCTTGGGGGCTTGGTTGGCGGTGTGATAAACGCCTTGGTTTTGTGGTTGTTGCTGTGTCGCTGAAAAAAATCTTAAATTTTTCTCAAAATAATTTTGCCAATTAAAACATTCTTTGTATCTTTGCAGTGTGAAACAAAGGCAAGATATATGGATAAAGAACTGAATATCAATGCAGACAAGTATTTGCAGAGGAAAGACAAGGGATGTCATCGTAAGAAATACAAGCACGACGACGCCCGAATTGGGATGTACAACTACGCGGGAGTGCTCGAGATGGAGTTTGAGAACCTGACTGATGCTGTTGAGAACAATCCTGTTGGTGCCACGTACAAGGGCATCTTGGCGTGTGTGAAGCACGAGATAAAGAAGCACGCGGGGAAGATATGGCGTAAGGAGGGCGAGGAATGAGTGTAGTCAAGTATCTTTGCGAGTTCTTTTTCTGCAACTTCTGGCATTTTCTTGGGCTTTGCTTGATGCTCGTGCTGCTGTGCCCGTGGAACTGCATTACCATCAACAAGCCTGACGACGAGAAAGAGAAAGGAGACAAAAAATGAAGAATGAGATACTTACGAACGAATGGACTCGAGCAGACGTGAAGAAGCCTTTGCGTGGCAGGGAAGTGCTTGTGGCATTTGCCGACGGCTCGAAGCGGACGCTTGTGTGGAATAGCTACTATTGGTGCGACCCGAAGACGAAGGTCCGTCAGATGTATCACGAGGGGGCAGAGCCGAAGTGGTGGTATATGTTTGAGAAATTTGAGATAGATGGACGGCATTGAATGCAGGGAGTATGTCGAGTGGCTGTGCTCCCACTGCGACGAGGCAAATGCAAGGAAATGCGCGAGTTACACGCCGCCTGTTAAAGTAAAGGATGAAGTTAAACCAAAGGTTGAAGTAAAGGAATATAAACAATTAAAACTCTTTGAGTTATGACAACAACGGAAGAAAAACTTGAACGTCAAATAGAGTTGGTGAAGAAATTCTATCCTAACAGGGAATCGTTGTGGGCTTTTTTCAGCACCATGAAAAGCAATGATTTTATACTTGATTGCAAGAAAGATTCCCTCATTAACAAAAGGGTGCAGGCGTATCTTGGTGACAAGGAGTATTCATGTGATGAGTGGCTGTATATATGGGATTTGTTTGTTATGATAAAGTACGTTTCGACACACGGTTGCGCGTCAGAGAAAGAAAAGTTTCACGAATTTGAAAAACAATTCATAAATCTTTGAGTTATGAACAATAAAATCTATATCAGCGGTCCGATAACAGGGCACAAGGACTGGCGCAGGAGATTCACGGAAGCCGTGATTCGCGTGTCACAGCCTGAGTTTTTTGACCGTTACGGGACTGCGGAGATGTCCGAGAGGTACGGGGTGTTCCGTTTCAACACGGTGAGTGCGCTTTCCTATGGACGTGACGACAAGTCGTGGCGGTGGAATATGCGTAAATCCGTCTGGAAGATGCTATGGTGTTCAACGGTCTACTTTTTGAGGGGGTGGCATAAGAGCAGGGGCGCGAGAATCGAGTTCCGTATTGCGGAGATGCTCGGGAAGCGGATAATCTTCGAGGAGGACAAGAGATGATTCTCGGAGTCTGCTTGTTTGTATATTTAATCGGTGTGGGCGCGTCGGCAATGGCTATGGCGGACAACCTTATCGACTTGAATCCGCTGACATTTTTTGTCGCGTTTTGCCCTGTGCTTCACTGGGTCGTCGTCGTCAAATTTTTTCGCAGGAGCGTCCGTAAAGGAGTTTTTCGCGAATGGATTAACGAATACAAAAAGATATGGAAGAAGGAGGACTGCAAATGACTATAAAGAACTGGATTGAGCAGTTGTCTCGTTCGGGCATGGTGTGTCCGGACTATATGCGTAAACTCTCCGCCGTGGAGACGAAGGAGGACATGTTCCGTGTTCTGTGCGACGCCAACGGCGGTCAGTGGATTTTCGACATTCACTCCAAAGGTATTCCGCTGCCTGTTGATAACTTCTGCAAGGAGTTTGCGAACTATTTGAACGGGACGCGCATCGTTGAGTACCCGCAGGGATACACGTCGAAGTTCTACTGCCGCAGCACTGAGCCGGACATCGACGCGGACACGACGCTTGTCTATCTGCTCGAGTGCATGGACATGGAGGTCTACGTCCCGAAGAACAAATACCCGAGCGTCATTCTTTCGGACGGCAGTCAGGCGGATGTCGTGCTTGGAGAAGGGGCGCGTGCCAACATAGAGTTGTACGGCGACGCCCGCGTGAACCTTGTGGGAGACACTACAAAATGCAGGATAACGAAACATTAACAGTATGAAATACAGGATAAAGAAACGCTTTGACGAGCATACGAAAACGGACGTCTATGCTGTCGAGACCCTTTTTGGAGGAGTATGGAAGCAGGTTGTAGGTATTCTACCCAATGGTTTCGGCGATGCCGTGTTCCCGACGATGGAAGAGGCGAAGCGGTATATCGTCTACCTCGGCGGAGCGTATGGTGCCGACGCTGACTTCAAAATAGTATGGGGGAGCGACGATGACTGATGAACTGGACTACAACGCACTGACCTCCTACGGCGACGACGAGCGTGAACAGTCGGGCATCGGCTCCGTCAAGGTGTACGACGGCAACTCATGGTACATCACCGTGGAGTTGTCGAACATTCACGCGTCGTTCCTTGCCGATGTGGAAGACCCAGATACGGGCGAGCCGGTGAAAAGCCTTGTGATACCGATACGGAAGAGCGGGGTGACGCTCACTCCGAAACGACGCGTCCTCGCAGTATACAAGGCGCAGATGGCGCAACTGGCAACGAGCCGATATACACATCTTCTCACGAGGATAATAGACCGGGACGTGCTGAACAATATGCGGAGGCTCGGCTTCAAACAAAATTTTGAAGGGTTTATGAGACCTACATCGCTGAAAACCAAGAAGAAAGGATATACCAAATGAAAAAACTGATATTGGCGGTTGCGCTATTGGCATTCGTTGGATGTGATAATCCAGAACAGATGAAAGAGGAGCATCAGTATTTTGGAATAGTGGAAGAGTCATCTAGATGGCGTGTAGTGTACGACCGTAGGACGAAAGTTATGTATGTATACCCTCATGGCTACAATACTACAGGCACTTTTACTGTCCTTGTTGACGCTGATGGCAAACCGTTATTATGGAAGGGAACGATAGAATGAAACCGTTCATCTGCGAACACACCTGCGAATACTGCGTTGCGGAGGGCTGCGAGGAAAGGCGAAATCTGCCTATCGGCACTCATGCCAACACATTCCCTGTACAAGACTGCGACAACGTGAATGTGATTGTGCGTACCAACGAGATACCCGTAATCGGTATAGATAAAATTTTCATCGGAAACCAAGTAATAGATAGAACTGTATGAAAACAAGAAAATTAGGAGAAGTGTTCCAACACCCAACACTGGGCACACTGAAAGTTGTCGAGTCGGCGATGCCGAACGACTGCAACGGCTGCGTCTTTCTGTCGGCGACGAACCCATACTGCCGTAACGACGTCGACAAGATACATTCTGGTCAGTGCGCAATAGAGAATCGTGAGGACAACCACGATGTAATTTTCATTAAAGCGAAAGGAGAAACAAATGATTGAGAATCCGCAAATAGGCACCCTATACTATATTCTTGAAGGCAGCGAATTGCTTTGTGTGGAAATCGTGAGGTGCAAGGGAAACGTATACCTCGCGTCAAGCATCACAGGCACTGCGATTTTTATACTCGAGAAGAGCGAGTTATTTGAGACCATAGACGACGCTCTCGACTACTGCAACAGGCTAATAGAATTAAGGGACACTTATAAAAAGACACATCATGATTAAAACAGACGAGACGGGACGCAGTTTCCTGTCATACGAAAGCACGGGCAGGATAGCCCGCATACCTATGGAGCGCAGAGGGAAATCGGCTCGAGGCCACGAGTGGGTCTTGGGAAGCATCCTCCTCGAGGTGTTCGATGAAGAGAATCGCAGCGGCTCGGCAAGACTTGTTCTCATGACTTTCGACGAAATGCTCATCGAGCAGATGAACACCATAGGCGTGGGCAAGGACGTGAAAGTCCGTTGGCACGTTGACGTTCGGGACAACTTCGACAACTACAAAGTGTCGCTCGTGCTCGACGAGATAGAGTTTCTGACGGAGGGCGAGAACTTCATGCTCAACAAGAAGAAAAAGGAGGAATGACCAATGAAAAAGAGACAAAGAAAGAAATTCGCGTCAATGGACGCAAGCGGCGTGAAAGAGATTGCTTCCATGCAGAATCGTATCGACGACTTGGAGAACGCCTTGTGGAGACTGGCGATGATGACCGAGGGGAAAGACGATTGTCGTTCGCTTGTCAAGTTTACAGACGTAGGAAGTATTGTTGAGGTGGCTATGGAGAAGTTGTACGACTTTATAAAAAAGCATACAGATGATGCCAAAGACTCTCAACGCGATAACGCATGACGACTACCTCCGAGCCGAGGGTGCGCGGATGATGCTCGCAGCGTTGCAGGACTTTATCCGCAAATGGCGAGCCTCAGACGGTAATGGGAAGCCGTCGCCGGACAAAATCTCCGTAGAAGGCGAGGAATACCCGTTCTGTTATGTGGCGGGCATATCCACCGACATGATGGTTGATGGCGTGCGGAGGCTTACGGCAAGCACTTTCAACTGTGTGGACTTCATCTACGGGCAGTTTCCGGAGTATGCGTCTTTTAAGGGACACAAGGCAAAAACAAAGACAGGATATAAAATCGACAATATAGACTTCCATTACAGAAAGGAAAAACAATGACTGAAAAACAAGAAGACATATGGATAGTAGACCCGTCGCAGTTCGAGGACAAATGCGTCTGCATAAGGTCAAAGACGGCGTATGTGTATATGTACCCGTTCTGTGCCGAGGTCGCAAAGACAGGTGCGAAGACGGTTACAAGGACTGGGCGCACGGTAAAGAATGTGCAGGTCAACGGAAAGGGTGCAAACGCTGTCGTGACAGGTGAACTTGACGGTGAGAGACTCACGTGGGACGCAGCAGGGCGGTACAAGGGTCCATACGTCGATGACGACAGAAACCTTTACCACTATGAAAGATATTTCTACAAGGACTGGAAGACGCACTTCGGCATGTCGAACGCGGAATGGGCTGTCAGATACGGTCGCCAACATCCTAAAGTTAAAATCCCAGAGTAATATGAGAAAACTATTTATGAAACGCCGTATTGAAAAGGCGTGGAGAAAAAGAATGGAAGAGTACGACAAAGTGAAAATGCTTGTTTACGCTTCATACATAAGTAAAAGATTCAAAGAAGATGCTCTCAAACTTGCGACCATTTATGCTGAATATTGGATGGTACAGCATCACGGAACTCATTGGAGAGAGAAAACAATTATGAGGTAATGACAAATAAACACACCGCACAAACAACTAAACCTATTTGACAGAAATGAGTAAAACAGACTCTTTACACTACGAACTTTGCATAGAAGGCGGGAAATGGCTCAAAAGAAGCAAGCGCAGTCCGGAACGCTGTAAGAATAAGCCGTGCCGCAAGCCTGAGTTTTGCCGTGTATGTACAAAGAACAGAATTGTTGCAGTCGAACTTGTCACAATGGCATGTGAGAGTTGCGACGTATGGGGATATGACGGATTCAATACTACCGTCATAGAGGTTAAGGTATCTCATTCCGATTTCCTTCGTGACCAAAAGAAGGATGCAAGGAATGTGGATGTGGAGTACCAATGCGGAAATCTGCGATGGTATCTATGTCCCGAAGGAATAATCAAACCGCAAGAACTACCCGACGGATGGGGATTGCTCTATTGGGACGGAAAGAAAATCGAGCCGGTGGTTCCTCCAGTAAGAAGGATTGGGACAATGGGCGACCTTCGTATTCTTTACGGGATAATGTTCAGAGAAGGTTTGCTTGACAAGATTTACAACTATCGAGGCGCACCTTCGACGATACATCCCAAGTCAACGGATTGATAAACAACTACAAACCACAACAAGTGCTAAAGTATATACCCTATGACAAAGGAAGAACAGAAACAAATCGAAAAAGAAGCCGTTGAAACTTACGGAATTGACGCACAAATGAGGATGCTCCAAGAGGAGTGCGGCGAGTTGATAGTCGCTGTCGGACACTACCTTCGAGGCCGTAACGGTTCTCTCGCAAACCTATGCGAGGAGTTGGCTGACGTCAAAATCATGGTTGAGCAGATGGAAGTCGCGCTTGACAATCCCGCCGTTGAGGTTTGGTATAACCAAAAGTTAGAACGGCTTAAAAAGCGTCTTGCAGAACACAGAAGTATAGGATAAAATATGGACATACGAAAATATTACGACATAAGAGAGGATATTAGTAACCTCTGTAGCGTTCAGACGAAAATTGACTGGGTATGTAGAATACTTGAAATGTACCCAAACCTATCCGGAATGAAACTGTCAGACGTAAAGCAATGGCTGTCCGACAAGGCACTGGATTATGAGGTGCGCATCCAACAGGAGATGGGCGTGAGAAAATAATTTCTCTTTGACGAAATAAATGTAAAACATTCTCGTTATACCATCAGAAAACAAAGCAAGGCAGTCTGCTACCTGCGTTGCGAGGAAATACGCTAATCATTAGCGGAAAGCCGTGGATTGTAGCAGGTCTGCGACTTTCATTTTTACAAATATGAGTGAACTAACAAAAAAAGTTGAACAAGCAATCAAGTTGCTTAGATTGGCAGATGCGGAAGCGGAAAATCATGAGCCAATAATCACATTTGACGGCGACAATAGGGGGGGGGCAAGTGGTTAATAACCAACAAGTTGAAATAAGTTATAGCGGCGGAAAAGACAGCGACGTAATCCTGCATCTTGCAGAAATGGCAGGTATAAATCACAAAGCGGTCTACAAAGCCACAACAATCGACCCAAGCGGCACCATTGCTCATGCACGAGCCAATGGAGCCGCTGTGATTTTCCCCAAGCAGACTTTCTTTCAGTTAATACAGACAAGCGGTTTCCCGACACGTCGTGCTCGTTTCTGTTGTGAAAAACTGAAAGAATATAAAGTAAACGATGTTGCTGTGCAAGGTATAAGAAAATGCGAAAGCCGAGCACGTATGGAGAGATATGGAGAACCGACAATATGCCGTATCTATGGCTCCAAGAAGAATCATGTAAATGTATTTCTCCCAATTCTTGAATGGACGGATAATGATATAAAGGAATTTGTCGAACAAGAAAAGATACAATGTCATCCATTATATTACGATGAGCAGGGGCACTTCCATCCAGAGCGACGTCTTGGATGTATGTGCTGCCCATTAATGTCAACAAAACGATGCAGAGCTGAATTTAAAGCAAATCCGGGATTTGTAAAAGCATGGATTCGTAATGGTAAGATATGGTGGGAAAATAGACCTAACACGAGGTCGCATGAGGTTTACGGCACAATATACAACCTATTTTTCTATAATGTGTTCTGTAATGATATGAATGATTACTATAGAAAAACAAATGGTCTTTTTGGAAATCTTGACTGCAAGGCATATATGGAAGATTATTTCAAAATTGATTTGCCGTGACGCAATAAACGGGCAGAACCGACGTTATCCAAGATGAATTGATTTGAAATCTCATACCGCCCTGTCGAGAGATAGTGCGGTTTTTTCTTTCAAATTCCGTCCGAAAATGTGGAAACAAGTGCTGTTTTGATACCGAAATCGACTTCGGGATGATAAAAATCACAATTGAAAATCAGCACATTATAAATTATTTTCGTGAAAATGCGAAAAAAATTTTGTCGGTTTCAGAAATGTTCGTACTTTTGCATCGTGAACAAATCGGATAAGACATATTATATTGATATGCCCAATAGTGTGGCAAAGGCTCAAAAAAAAGAGTCCCGATTGTTCACACCGCAGCCCGCCACACTACACCATAGTACCGCTGACAAAGCCTATCCCTGCAACGGAGGCAACGTCAGCGGTATATCTTTTTTAGCCAAAGTCAATGTCAAGTACATAGCAAAGAGTTCTCGTAGCGAACTCCTTGCCATCGCATTTGTCGCCACCGTGAGGGCATACGAGAGCATCAATGGTGCAAAGTACTCCTATACCGCCAATGCTCTCCACGAACTCACAGGTGTTCACGCGAAAACCATCGGCAAACGTGTCGCCACTCTCAAACGTATGGGTCTTGCCATAGAGGAGAACGGCAAAATCCGCCTTCTAAGCGTCAAATCCAAGCATAGTGGACACAATATACAACTCGGTATTGAAATTGGCAGAAAAACGCTCAAAAACGCAGAAAAAGCAGTATTACAGGAAAGATTCATAACGAAACTCCGTCAGATAGATTATTACCGCAATGCAATCTCCCGTTACAAGGATTTCTCTAGCAACCCGAAGTCCAAAATGACGCTCGCAGAGTACAAGAAACTCAACCTATGGTTAAGGTCGCACTGCAAGACTGACTATCGGAACGGAAAGTTCGTGGACTATGGGTGGTCGTACAAGAACATCGCAAGATTTCTCTTCGTCAGCATCAAGACGGCAGTCGAAATCGTGAAGTCCGTCGTCGAAAGTGGGCGCGTGATGAAGAAAAAGACATCAATGTTCAAAAGACTCACGAGTAAACAAGAGGTAGAGTATATCAAACATACTTTCACATATCATAACTACTCTTACAAGGTATATGCTAATATATATACTCTTTCCCCATCCGCCCCTCTTTCCTCTGCTGGTACTATTAGATTGTAAAATGTGAAGAATAGAAAGTAGTTTAATAATTTATCAATATAGCGATGAAACAAGTTAAAACATTCCCAGACGGAATCAAAGTATTTACCGGTGATGTTGTTTATGTGGACAACGGAAGTCGTAAAGAGTGCGTCCGTATGATTGAGTACAGTCCCTACCAAGATATGTATGATGGGGAAACATATCATACGCTGTATGACATCAATGAGAGGTGGTTCAGAAGTGACAAAACAAAGCATATACAAGAGTATTTCCCTTTCTCGATTGACCTCAATTCAATGGAAACGACTCGTACAAGATAGAGCATCGTAATCCAAACGATACGGTGGTATATCTCGAAGGTGAGCCTATAATAGTTGTTGCCTCAGATAATGATGGAAGGGTGGTGAAAATGAAAACGGTATGTAATTACGGTACGAGGGTGCCACTCGCTATAATAAATGACGTAATAGACAGAAGTATAGAATAATAAACAAAATCGCAAAACAAACAAAGTAACGATTATGACAGACGAAGAATTGGAAAAACTGACAAGCATTCTGCCTGATGAAATGAAAAAGCGGGCGGAAATAGAAACGGATATGGCGTTTCGGAGGTATAAAGAACGTCGGCGTGACAATGCTCGTATCCTGCTGTTTGACGGCATCGCCGTTCTAATTGTTGCGGCAATTCTCATATTTGTATATTATATTATAAAATAAAAAAACTTTGTATATTATATTATAAAATAAAAAAACAATGAATGAAGACATCATTAAGGTAAAAGTAAACGAGAACGGTCAGTGGACTGAATATAGTCTGTCCTATGAAGATTTTGCCCTCATTCAACCTGTTCTCGAACGTTGCAAGGAAAAGCGAGTTGTCAACTTCGACCCCAAAGACCCCGAGCAGTCAGCGGAAATGTTAAACCGCATATTCATGCCATTTGGACCTGCTCAGCAGAACGGGAAGAAAGGCATCATCTACAACTTAGAAGAACTGCCGAAAGAGATGACTAAAGAACAAGTTGAGGACACCTACCAACGCAAGAACATCCTCTATATCAGAAGCAAGAAAACACCAACTCAACAAATAAATTAGCATTATGGAACTGAAACTTTTTGCAGCAAAACGTAACTGTGGTTACTGCGGTGGGTTGATAGTCGTAGCCGCAAATGACATAGAAGAAGCCTATGAGGTGTACAAAAAATGGGCAATCGACAATAGTAAATCGTGGATTTATGACGTATATGAGTATAGTGATGGGCAATATGACATAACTAACCAATACCCTCGGGAAACATGGTATGAAATCCAAAATGTCAAAGCAATTTGCGACGCTCCGAAAGTAATAGACGAGGATGGACACACCGAATAATAATCAAAAAACATAAACACTATGGATGCAGAAAAACTGACCAAATGGTCTAAGGAGATTTACGAAAACGCCGTCTCCCATGGATGGCACGAAGAAAAGCACTCACCTGAGCATTATCTAGGTCTTATTATGACCGAGGTCGCAGAAGCAGTTGAGGCTGACAGAAAAGACAGAAGAAGTAATGCAAAAACATGCTATGCAACAAGAGACCTTTTTGTAGATTGGTACAATGGCAATGTGAAAAACTCAATTGAGGAAGAATTTGCCGACATCGTTATACGTCTGCTTGACATGGCGTATGAAATACATGGAGAGAATATGGAATATATCTATGACCGATTTACAGGAACACACTTCCATAAAAACTTACCATTTATAGCGAACGCATGGAACTTTGTTAGATACATTCTTGATTTTGGATGTCTTGAAATTAACGACTCAATCCGGTTTATTTATGACTGGGCAGAGAATCTCGGCATAGACCTTGACAAACACATCGAATGGAAGATGAGATACAACTCTCTCCGCGACTACAAGCACGGCGGCAAAAAGTATTGAAAACGTTTTAGGATTATATTAAAAGCAACGGCACGGGATTAAGTTCTCGTGCCGTCTGCATTAAAACATTTGGCAATAATTAATTTTTTTTAAACCACATAGTTATTGGTGTTGTTGGTTTTGTTTTTTGAATACTTTGCCTCGATTTGTTTGGTGCGTTCTGTCTTAATCAACTCTTTTTCCATATCCTCAACTTTTTCCCTCTCGATACGTTCATGCTCGTCAGGACGGCTGATTGTATTAACCTCTGTTGCAGTTCTTTGCGAAAGAATGCCTCCATTCTTCATTGTGACAAGCATGGTATTGTACTCCACCTCAGAATATGGTGTCCAAATATCGAAGTTTGCGTTGATATTCATCTTCGAGAACTCGGTGATAGCATCCGGCGTGTAGTCTGGGTCTGTTTTATCTTTATTCACAAGTTCCATTGCAAGACCATACTTGAACAGACGCACCATCTTGTCCGCGACATTCTGCCATTCAACCATCCCGTTTTCGGCGGTCTGTATGTCAAGTGATTGGGTCATCTTAACGGCGACGCCGCTTGTATCGCTAGATGTATGTATGTCTGTTGGGAGAATGAATGTTGTGCCAGTGGCAATCTCAATCTGCTTGAAACGGTGCTCGAATTTTTCGTTGATGCTCTTGGCAGCAGGCGGGTCAAGGAACTTCGCGTCGCTCTTGCTCGGGTCAACGCTTACATCGTTTAGGACAATGTTTCCTGCAATCTTCTTTGCGTTCGGGTCTATGCGACCTTTGACGTATAGCAGACCCCATCCCCACTTGTTGTCGATAACGTTGTCGATATTGGCTGCTCTCTCATAGGCTTCTATTTCCGTCTGTCCGTTGTTCCATGCTACAGGAACACGTTTTGTCACAAGTGGTATTTCCGGGAACCCATGGACCTCTCGTTCTATATGCGGATTACCGCTCCCGTCATCGGTAACACGGTAAAAGTAAGTGTCATCCCAGCAGTCGATGACCTCATTTCCGTCCTCGTCGCAGTAGTATACAGTCTCAAGAATACGGTCGCCGTTGTCGTCATTGTGCGAGCAGATGACATAACCATCCTCGTAACTTATGAGCCGAGACTTGATTTGACCATACCTGTCCATATAGAACAACAATCCTGCCTCGCCGTAAGATTTTGCCGTGGCAACCATTTTGACTTTCATACCGTCTTGGTTGCGCAAGTCCCAATAATGCTTGAACTTGACAAAGTTCTGTTGCATTTTATCTGTCGGCTTCTGGTCGGACAGCGTGAACTTCATAGGTAAGCAAGACAAGTGAAGCGTCTGCTTCTCCATGATGATACGCTGGAACGGGAACGCCATCTTCGCGAACTTGATGTCGTAAGCGCCGTTCTCCGCAGTCTTCACGCAAATACTCGGTATGTTGTTGTCAAACAGAACGTCGTGCATGTACGGGTCTAGTTCCGCCATGAAGTCGTCCTGCGTCACGACTTTGCGGCGTATACCAGACAATTGGGCAGTCACGTTGCCGCCGACGGGCACATCCTTTTTCTTATTGCGTTTTCTTATTGTACCGCCTCTTGTGAATGGTTTCTTGCGGAGCAGTTTTTCTTTGTCTTTTAGCAAGGACACAACGTCCGGTGCAACACCCTCTAAGGGGTCTTTTGTCTCAATTGTTTCCATCGGTATTTCGGTTTTCAATTAAATTCCATCGTTTCATTGCATCTTCTTTGTCGAGTATAAAAACATACTTGTTAGATGATTTACGAGTGCCCTCCAAGCATCTTATTATAGCATAGAAAGGGCATTTTGTAAATTCAACTGCGTCATGTAATGATATTTTTCGTTTTTTTACTACACCTCTTAAAGAGCAAATTGTTATTTTTGATTGTTTATATTTTTGTATCTTTTCTAAATCACTATCTCCAACATATCTAAAAACATAACCTTTTACCTCGTTATATCCTCTACGCTTTATACAAACACCCGCGATTGCGGCTTGGCTAATTGATAATTTTTTAGATGCCTCAATTATAGAATCGTAATAATTAACGATGTCCCCATATTGATTTAGTTGAAGAATTTTTTTTGGTCTGTTGTCAATAAACTGGCATACAGACTCGTGTTTGATGTAAGACCAAATAAAGCCTCCTGCTGTTTTTCTTTTCCCGTTGGCGCACTCTGCTATGGATGAACTGTCGATTTTGAGATTTATTCCTGCAACCCTTGTGCTTCTGAATGATTTTATGTATTTGCCACTTCTATTATATTGATGAACGGATTTCCCCCATTTTTCAATAAAGTTTAATTGGTGTAGCATGTGTACTATATTTTCGCTCTGAGTCACCCATTCCAAATTTTCAACCACATTGTTATGTTTGCACCCATCTTTATGGTTAACTTGTGGCTTGTTTTGTGGGTTAGGTATAAATGCTTCTGCAACAAGCCGATGAACAGCAACGTCTTTTGGCTGTCCAGAATTGTTGACCAATCGCACAGCAACATAATAATTGCCATACTTATCTATTAAACCTCTTGTAAAAGGCTTCAATAGATGCGGATTTTTCCCTATGTACGACATTACATTACCCATGTTGCTAATTTTGTAATTATCAAATCCTTTGATTGTTACAAATATTTCTTCCATATTTTTGCATATTAAAATATAATGCAAAGATACGAAATTTTACTTAATCTGTCATCCCTTTTCTACCAAATTATACATTTCCATTAAATCTTCTTTTGTTGGCAAATAACACTCGCAGCGGAATCTTTCGCAGATATGGTTGTACTTCTTTTCAACGATAATCATTCTGTCTTTCTTTGCCGCCTCAACTTTGAACTTGTCATTGAGTTTGTATCGTATGTCTGCTATTCTTGCATAACCGTCTTTCTTTTCAATCAGACCCGCTGCCATATCAGCCTCGATGTCCGCAATCATTTTCGTGAGAGCAGACTTGTTCTCTTCAAAGGAAATTTCCCCAGTGTCGGTGTCGGTGCTGAAACTTCTGACAAATCCTTCGTTTTTGAGGTAATCATCCAGTTTCTCCCTAATATCGGACGATACGTATTCGTCGTATCCGTCCGCTCCGAAAAGGCATTGATATGCCGTCTTTCTGTCGGCAAACATTCGGGACAGAAGAGCGTAGGCTATATCCCTTACTCTTATGTCGACATCTTCTCCTTTAAAGTGTTCAATTGTCCTTTTTATCTGTTCGTTATCCATACTATATATATTAGAATCCACCATAGCTGACGCCGAATGTTGCGTCGTCGTATATGTTCACTCTGTTTCCGCTTTCTCGCTCGTCCTGATACTGTATATACTCGTTTCTGCTGCTTTCCAACTCTGTTCCGTCTTGGTAATTCAGCAGTGGGAACATACGCATGGAACACGCATCAAACAAGTCCATTGAACGTCCGCGCCCCAACTCACGGTTTAATTCTTTTTTGGTCATAAGGCGCTTCTTGCCATTTGGGGCATCCACCCACCGTATGACTCGTGCTTCTTCGATAAACTCATTCTGTACAGTGATGTCGGACATTGTCTTTGACGCGGCATTTATATACCTTTTTCTCGCGACATTATCAGAACACGATATGCCGTTATTCTTGATAAGCCATATCAGTTTACCATAACAGCAGTCCTTTAATTTCATATATTGCAGGGCACTCAGTCCAAGTGGTGAACGATATGATTCATACGGAATTGCTTCTGGTATGTAATCCTTGAAATACATACCTCTGATAGCATCAAAGATTATATGAGAGTACCCTATATTGTGTTTGTTGGCTAGTATTTTGGCTCTGTTGGCATTCTCAACAGGTGTAGTATATGGAGCAATGTCGATGTCAATGATGTCCAGTCCGTTCCAAACTATTTGCAAGAAGTTGTTGGTTCCGCTGTCAGCAAGGTCAACAGTAATCCATTTGTCGCCGTTCTGCTGTGGGTCGTTAGTAAACACACTGCTGGCATCATCGAATGTCAAGACGAGGTTTTCCTCGTCCTTACTTGAAATGTTCCAGTTGCCCATTAGCATCTTCTCGGCTTCAGCGCCGCCGGACATGGCAATAGAACCGAGATAGCCCTCATTGTTTTCGAGCATCTCCTTGTTCTCGCTCATGCGACCGAGATAGAAACAGAATGATTTGATTAGAGACGGCCATTTGTCGCGTCCTTTCATAAATCCATATACACGGTCGAGTTTCTTGTCTATATCTGCCTTGCAGAGCATATAGACCTCCTCCTTACTGTCACCCCAAACCGTATCGGTGACATTTGGTCCCATCATATAGAAATATCTGACAACGCCGTCCCTCTCGTCCATGATGTATCCGTCATCACCAACGTACCAGTCAATAAATGTACGAATCCAACTTTCTCTCTCGGGGTTTGTAGATGCACGACATTTGCCGGAATATTTCGATTTTCCTCGATTTCTCGTGAGGATAGTTTTGAACGCATCCCACGTAAAACCAGTGAGTTCGTCATAAATTATAGTGTCGTACTGACGTCCCTTAAAACGCCTTAAAAGGGCATCTATAGACTGGTCAGCAGCGTGGGTCACGTCGCAGTATGCACCACTTGGAAACATAACACGTGGCATGTCGGCAGAACGTATCTGTATGGAATTTCCATAGACTTCGCGGAATGTATCAAGTATCGAGCCGCCAGCCTTGATGTCATCTAAGTTATTGCGCAAGAATAATCCACGCCAATTAGGGTCAAGTGATTCTTCTGCAATGGACAACACCTCGCCATACGTTTTGCCGCTGCCGAGGCTTGACCCCCCAAAACATACGTCTACGCTTGTCCTTACAAAGGACCGCTGAAACCCCGGGTGCGGGGATACTATTTGTATATTTCCTGCCATATATTCTTTTGCAAAAGTACGAACTTTTTCTGACGTGGCAAAAAAATAATTAAAGTGGTACTTTAAAACGGTATATTTAATGCTCTAAAAAGCAAAGATTTGAATAATTTTAATAAAAATTTTTCAATAATTTTCACAATGAAACAAATGTTAAGAATCAAAAAGATATGATACGAATACGAAAAATATTTTTCGTACACAAAACTGTAAATCAATAATTTATTTTTGTCAGGTAAAAAAAAATTGGTACTTTTGCACTCGATTAACTTAAAAAAAATAAAATTCACATGAAAAATTTCACCAGAGAACAGGCTATCAAAGAACTTGAAGCCAAAATCCCAACCAAGGACAAAGACCTTGACCTCGGCAGGACTATCTCGGAGGCTGTAGACAACAGCATCGAGTTAATCGGGGAAAACAGTGAAATGGAGTTGAAGGATTTCGTCGAGAAAGTGTTCAAGCAGGTGAAGACCTCTATCGGCTTGACGCACAGCGAAAACTCCAAAGTCGCAAACAAGATGCAGAGTCAGATTGACGAATTGCAGAAGAAGGTCAACGAGAAAGACCCGAAACCAGACGGCAAAGGCGACGATGTTGACCCGAAACCAGACGGCAAAGGCGACGATGTTGACCCGAAAGTCAAAGCCTTGCAGGAAGAACTCGACAACATCAAGAAACGTTTCGAGGACGAGGACAAGAAAAAGTCCATCGCCGAAAAACGTGCTGCAATCATCGCAAAGATGGCTGAAAGCATCAAAGACAAAGACTGGATTAACGACTACATGTCGCAAATCACAGTCACTGAGGAAACCGACGTGGATGCAAAAGCCCAAGACTACGTTGCGTTCTACAACAAGACGCAAGCCAACGTTGTCAAAAGGAGCACCACGCCAAAGCAGACGGGAGGAGACGAAACCCAAAACGATGTGAAGAATGTCGTTGCCGCTGCAGCCCGAATCAAAAAGCAGATGTCTGCCACGGGCGGCGTGGTAAAGACTGAAAAAACAGAGTAAAACAAATTAAAATTAAAAGATTATGCCTAACACAATCAACGGACATTTTCGCGGTCTCGGGCTCATCCAGAAAACGGGTGACGTCGGAGGCTTTAAGAATGTCTTTGCAAACCTTGTGGGAACCCATGACGATATGGTGTATCCCCACTTTGGCGGAAAGGTTATGAATCCGCCCAAGGGTCGTGCCAAGATGTGGGCTGGTGACTTGCTCGAGTACCGTCCCAAACTGATGTCGCCTACTAGCGACAAACTCGACCCCGAAATCTACATCCTGCGCACCTTTGAGGTCGCCGATGCTGTCAGTGCAGCCACCACGGTCTACATCGTGCGTGACGAGTTCCGTCACAAGCCGTTTGTGGGCGATGTCCTTATGGTCGCCCCTGCCGTCATCGGTGGCACTGGCACTGCCGTCACCGTGACCGCTGTGACCGCCACGACTGCAACTATCAGCGGCGCTTCCGTCAATGTGTGGCAACTGACTATCAGTTCCGCTCTGACCATCACCAAAGGTGCCATTATGGTCGAGGCTGAGGAGGCTGGTTCGGACAAGAAGATGCTTGTACAGACCATCAACGGCGTGTTTGATTGTGATACCGACTTCTTTGAAGCCGAGAACATTGACGATATTGCCGTTACCCGAGACCAGACTTCCGGTGAAATCACCAACGTCACAAGTTCCGACTTCTACAAGGCTCGCTACCAGTATACCCCGTCGCTTGGCGGAATGATGTGGATTAGCAAGATGTCGCCGATGCCGCAGTGCGTGCTCGACCTCAACCTTTGCAACATCCCCAACATCTACCATGTCAACTGGGCTCTGAACGGCAAGAAGGTCGCTTCACAAGCAGCCGACATCGCCGCTCTCGACACTCGTGTAACCACCCTTGAAGGATAATTAAATAAGAAAGGAGATTACTACAATGTCAGCACATAAATCCCCCGATTTTACCGAGTCCTCGTTCTTCAACATTTGGAGCGAGGATGGTCGCACCGTTGTCACTGAGATTCTGAACAACCCCGACCTCATCGAACTTAACAACTATTCCGCATGGCGTCAGGACTTCGCCATCGACCCCGAAATCACCAAGCACGACAGCAACGGCTCTGCCATCGTCAACGCTCTTATGCGTGAAGTGGAAGTCGGCGTGATGTCCGATATGCGTGCGCCTCTCGGCGACTCGCTGCCTGTCAAGCAGGGTAACGCCAAGGGCTACACCGTGCCCATTGCCCACTTCACGACCCGTCACTTCCACGAGACCAAGACTACGATGATGGACAAGAAAGAGCGTTATGAGGCACTCCGCGACGCCTACGGCGAATACGACGCCCAGTTGCTCGCTTCCTACGCCGAACGCGTTCAGACGTTCATCGACGGTATGAACATGACCCTCACCAATATGGGTGAGCAGCTGATGACCAACGGATACGTGTACTACGACAAGGGTGCCGGTATCCACGCTGGTATCCATCAGGCTCCCATCCCCGCCAAGAACTTTCTCAAGGCTTGTATGTACAAGGTTTCCAGCGGCACCGAGGTTCAGACCACTTGGGCGGACACCGACGCTCTCTTCATCGACTCCATCAACCGTCTGACCGATATGATTAACGAGCGTCTCGGTCTGAATCTGAGATGGCAGTTGGACGTCACCAAGGACGAATGGGACAACTACATTATGAAGAACAAACAAGTTCTTACCACGATGTTCATGCGTGCCAACCCAAACATCCTTAGCCAAAACCAGATGGACTTCGCTTCGGCTGGCTACTCGTTCGACGATGCTCAGGTTATGACGATGCTCAACAGCCGCCTGCGCCGCTGCGTCATCTTCGTGCATGACTCCGCACAGCACGACGCCATCGAGGGTGTTGTCCGTGGATGGAAGTCCAATGTCGCCACCCTGCGTCCCCTCGGTCGCGCTGGTATGATGCGCCATACCGACATCATCGACGCCCAGTGGTTCGACGACCGCTACTCAAACCCTGCCATCAAGGACTTCTACGTCCCTGCTCTCGGCGGTTTGGGATACCTCAACAACACCATCTGGCCGAGCGGACGCGACCTCGAGTATCGTACCCGCTACATCTACTCGACCACGCCGTCGCTCGACGAGTTCCTGTACCATTTCATTATGACCACCAACGTTGCCAGCGATAACGGCACCTGGTACGAATAAACACTAAAAGTAGACGAAAATGGCTGTCATAGAGTTCGACATCTTACAGTACATGAGCGGTCTCACCGGTTTCACCTTTGACAAGGCGGTGCTTACACGCATCGCCTTGAAAAGAGGTGTTGCCAACGTCACGGAATACGAGGAACTGACTGAGAAGCAAGAAGACCTGATTACCGCTGACCTTCTGCTGACCGCTTACCTTTCTCCCACAACTTGGGCATCGTTCAACCAGTCCCACGGCTCTTACAAGAAGGGTGTCGGGTCGCAGACGATGTACAACAAGGAGGAGATACTGGAGTGGCTCAGGGGAATCTACAACAAGTACGAGGACCCGATGCTCGATAAGGTGCCGGACAACTCCGCCAAAGTTTTCTTCCGAAATGACATCTAATAATTAGAGAACCAATGGCATACATCGACAGGGACGAATTACAGGACTATCCTTTCGAGGGTGAGTTTTACCGCTCGGTGAACAATCCTTCTTCGCTTCTGAACTCACAGACGGAGGAGATTATCGCCAAGGTGGTATGCGACATTCAGGAGGATGCCAACTTCCGCGCGACAGCGACTGCGAAAGCGGTCTACGCCGTGTATGTTCCTTTCGACAGCGACACCGACGTCGTTCCCGTGCAGCGAGGCAATATGTTCAGAGGCTACCAATACGGGCTGCTTGTGGCTGGCAAGGTCATAGGCGTTTTCCCGTCACAGTTGGGGACCTTCGACAACTACACCGAGCGAGGGGATGACGTGGTGCCGCACCGATGCCGTGGTTATCTTGCAAGGGTGGAGGCTACTGACGTATGATTGGCGGTATCTTTCTTGAAATCCCATTCGGTGATATTTACCATGTGGAATCTGTCTCTCGTATCAGGACAAACATCAATAAATTGTTTGGATATTCAGACAATTATTTCACAAAAGGTAATATGGATAAACAAATAGTTAGTCAGATATTGAAGATTGGGAGGGAAGATATATCGCGCCATCTTAGTACAGTTAGGAAAGATTACCAACACAGGTCTTCTGACCTAATCAGAAGCACCGTTCTTGGAGTTTTCAAAGACAGAAAGTGGACAAAGGACTACTACCGCTTTGACAGCAAACAGCCGGAGGAAGCGCCGCCGCTGCGCCCTCACGACGATTGGGATTTAGACCAACGTGCAGTTGAATTTTTGAGCGAATATAAACTACATTATACAGGCTCTCGATTCACAGCAGTAATTGCAGCCACTGCCCCTTATGCGGTAAGGGTGGAGTCTACAAATTGGACGTGGGACTACCCGGGCTATGCACTTGCTGTTCTAAAGTATGGTATCAACAGAATAGGTGGCGCTTTGATGAAAGCAAGACCCGATTCCGCAAAAGGTAGTGCAATGTACGGATATATATTTGAGACAACAGGAACGTCACAGATACAGAAAAACGGATTGTAATGAATGAACTGAACAGAAACGCAAACACGTCGAACGTCGAAGAGTACCTATACCAAGCCTTGTGGGGCAAGGTATCAGACCACGTTTTTGCAGGAACGTTGCCCACGACAGTAGGCGGCAACTGGAACGATATGGTGCTCATAGACTGCGACCTGCCGATGGCTGACTACGGCCCGTACAGCAGTGCGACAGTCTACATTTTCCTCTATGCGAGACCAAACCCAGACGGAACGAAAAACGTTCCGCTTCTCGCACAGATGGAGAATAAATTATGCGACGTGCTTGACAGCATCTCTAATGCTCACTACTCCGTGAACCGACTGTCCAACGGTGCCGACTACGACACTACATTGCAGTGGCACCGAAATTTCGTCTACTTTTCATTAACAATATCTTGCTAAAAAAATAATCAATAAAATAAGAAAGGAAAAACAATGGCTTCACAACTTAAAAAAACAAACGCAAACCAGCGTAGATTTCAAGACCCCATTGCAATGTTTGTCACGCCTTATGGGTATGACGCAGACATGAATCTGAATCTTGGCGAAATCACGTATGACATCCACGACATCGTTGGAGACACCATTTCGCTGACGCAGGACGACCCAGACAAGACCGAAATCTCTTGGGAGTTTGGTGACGACCCTCTGGATACCAACGTCAATGCTGGCGCCAAGAACTTCACGTGCCAGTGCTTGGACTTCCAAGACGACATCTTGAAGGCTCTCTTTGGCTGCAAGATTCTGAATGGGGCAACCATTTGGCCGACTGGCTACGAAGACCTCTACGTCTACATCCGCGTGGTGTTTGACAAATTCGACCTGGTTCTTCCCTATGTTAAGATGGACTCCAAGACGACCCTCGAAAACATGCGTTCAGACATCGCCCGCGGTGAACTTTCCGGCACTCTGATGTCAAAGGAAATCACCATTGCTGGTCTTCCGACAAGTGACGGACAGCAGGCTCCTTCTGGCACCAACAAAACGTCTGCTAACACCGCTGAGACCCCGATGGCTATATTGCCGAACTCGGATACCAACGCAAAAGCCGCTTACATTACCAATATCAGTGGTACTGGTTCTTCGGCCACCACTTCGTTGGTCTGCGACTACCGCGATGTTGAATAAACATCAAAAAAACTCTTCATTACAAATGGGAAAGGGAATGGTCGAGTACCATTCCCTTTCTTTCTTAAAAAAAATAGATTATGTCATTGATTGAGACAAAAACAGGACGAAAATACTTCCGCAAGACGGAGTCGATGATGCTGGTGCCGTATGTTTACGACGACAGCGACGAAGTGAACGACTACGTTCTCGGGAGTGACGTCTATGATATATCTGCTGTCATTGGTGACAGCATCACTCTTGAACAGAAAGACGGCGACGTCGATGAGAAATTCAACGAGTTTGTACGCACACCGATAGTGCGCAATGTTACTGCAGGTTCATACGATTTCACGGCACAGTGCCTTGACTTGCAGGACAAGATTCTGAAATCTCTTTTCTGTGCATATACTGCAAGCGGTGCGACAGGTGTTGTGCAAGGTGTCGTCGCTATGCCTGACGACTATCAATTGCAGTATGTCATGATACGCATACGTTTCAAGGACGCGAGCCTTTCTGACATCGTACTTCCGAAGGTCCAGATGAACAGCAATATTCTCTTGCAGCAGATGAAGTCGAGAGGTTCGCAGGGGAATGTCAGCGGCACGGCATTGTCTCAAAGGGTGGCTGTCATCGACATAGGCGACGCGGCGCCTATGGTATTGCAGTTCGGCTCGGGTTCGGTCGGAGAGTCCACGTTCGTTCCTGTTACGCCTGTTTTGTTTGTGCCTCGCGGATACACGCCTATGGTGCTTCATCACGAGGATGATGCAGACGATAACAAATACGTTTTTTCCACCGTCAATTTCTCAACAGGCTCGGTGGCTCACAACACTGTTGTTAATATCGAGGACGGGAGTTACGAAACATTGTCGTGACCATAAGCAAAAAAATCGTATCTTTGCACTGAATTAAAACTTTAAGTAAATGGCTATAATCAAGTCACAATCAAAAGTAAAGCAACAGATTAAAGAGCAGCAGAGGAAAGAACTGCTCGTTAGCGAAGAGGCGCAGAACCGCCTTGCCGAAATACTTGCTGACGCTCCGTCGATAGAGAAACTCGCAGGCACAGAATGGGAGATGCGCCCGCTACGTTTCGGAACGCAGTACCTTATCGTCGAAGAGGTTTGCAAAATCAACCAGGCGGAGAGCGCCACCTACGGCGATGTTCTGAAAGGGATGCTCGCACAGATACCTGCCACCTGCAAGGTGCTGACGCTTGCCCTGCTCAACGACAAGAACAGCATCTATCAGAACGGCGACCCCAACCAAGGGTTCAGCAAACTCTTCAACAAGACCTACAACACCGTCCTTTGGGAGGCTGACAGGAACGACCTTGCAAAGATTATGCTCGACTGCTTGCAGATGGTGGATGTCAGTTTTTTTATGGAGGCTCTGGGTATGCTCCAGATATTCAGAGCGAGCGTTACGGAGAAGAAAAGGACGAGGATAAAGAAAACAGGACAGAAGTAGTCCGCTCCGTAAGCGAAATTGGAGACATAGTGGACTTCCTCAAAGCCAACCCGTTTATGACGATGGATGATTACCTTTGGAAGTACAGCATACCGATGATAAAGATAATGGGGATGGACAATTCCCACGTCAATTACCTCAGTGAGAATGAGGCGAAGAACAGAGGCGTGAAGAACGTCGATGTCAACAATATGAGCGTGGAAGAGTTGAACAACGACCTTGGGGTCAAAATCAAATTTCCTAACGAACAATAAATCATAAAGATATACCGATATGGCAGACAACGTCAGCGACCAGATAAAGAATTTCGACCAGTCGATTAAAGACGCAGATAAGTCGTTAAAAAATCTGTTGGATACATATAATAAGTTTGAAGCGAAGGCAAACGCTCCCACCGACAAGGGGTTTAAGATGCTGCACGACACCGCTACACGTGGAAGTGAACAATTTACGAGCGCACAAAACAAGGCGAAGAAATCGGTTGAGAAAACCACAAGTAGCATAAAAGAACAAAAAGGTTCTCTAGAATCTATGCTTCCCACCCTCCGCCGCCTTGCCTCCGCATTCGGTGTGGCGTTTTCTGTGCAGGGGCTTGTGAACTTCGGCAAGAAACTTGTCGAAACGAGAGGCGAGTTTGAGTTGCAGCAGGTCGCTATGCGTTCTATCTTGCAGAACAAGCAACTTGCCGACGAGATTTGGGACAAGACAATGCAGGCGGCATTGCAGTCTCCGTTCACCGCTATGCAGTTGACAAAGTACACGAAGCAGTTGGCTGCATACCGTATCGAGACAGACAAACTCTTCGACACAACCAAGCGACTTGCAGATGTGTCGGCTGGTCTTGGCGTCGATATGCAACGCCTTATCCTTGCCTATGGACAGGTGAAGGCTGCAAACTATCTACGTGCGTCTGAAATCCGTCAGTTCACAGAGGCGGGCGTGAACATTCTCGGTGAATTATCAACATACCTGTCAAAGACAAGAGGCGAAATGATTTCGACCGCACAGGTGATGGATATGGTTCAGAAGAGGATGGTGACTTTTGAGGACGTTGAAGCCATATTCAAGAGGATGACCGATGAAGGCGGCATATTCTATAATATGCAATACGTTCAGTCGCAGACAGTCAAAGGTCAGATAAATAAACTGCACGACGCCTACGACCAAATGTTGAACAGTATAGGTAAGGGGAATGAGGGCGTTTTAAAAGATGTCGTCGCTGCATTAAACAACATTGTACAAAACTGGAGATATTGGGCTGCTGCAATAAAGTCGATTGCATTTGGCACTATTATAGCAAGTCTCACAAAGTTGGGCGTTACACTAACAGGGGTTAATGTTGCGGGAATTGCAGCTGGCAAAGGAATGACAAAACTTGCAGGTGGGGTCAAGGCTCTTGGTGTTGCTTTAAAAGGCAACTGGCTTACACTTGCAATAGGGGCTGTCGTATCTCTCGCAGCAGAGTTGTACAACCTCAACAAGAGAATGAAAGCCGTCAATGCTGAAATTGACGAGCAGAATCTTAATTTATTTGAGACAAAGGAGAGACTTGAAGGATACCAGACGGCAATAGAAAAGAACAACAAGGCGTTAGAGGGTAGCACTGGGAACGAAGAGAAACTAAAGAAGAAAAGAGAAGAGAACGCTGAAATACTCGCAAAACTAAAAAATGATTACCCCCAACTTGCCGAGGGGATGGAGATGCAGAAGAACGGCGTTATTGACCTTACCGATGCCCTTAAAAAAGAGAATGAGGAGTTGGAAAGGCAAATAACGCTTAATAGCTTGATGAAGCAGTCGTCAATATTTGACGAAAATTTGACGAAAGATGCGCAGGATTTGTCCAAGGCTTACATTAACCAACAGCAACAAATTATTGCTGCGAGGGCACAGGCTCGCAGTTTAATGGTGCAATTAAAGCAAAGGGGGGCAGAAGGGTCTAATCAATATGACATATTAAAGCAAATTTCAGAGATAAATCCAGACGATTTGCAAAAGGCATACAAGAGGCTAATAGAATTAAGGCATCTCCTTTATAATGATATATATACACTTAATGGGAAACAACCTGCCCCAGGAACATACCAACCTCTTGAAGATTATTATAGAAATTATTTGAGAGGAATTTCTAATGTATCGGGTTCAGAGAAAGAACTAGGTGACGAGTTTAATAAATTAGGTGAATATATTGGATATGAGTTGGAGAAAGGATTGGAGTCTGAATACAAAGAAGAGATAGAGAAATCAGGACTTTCTACGTTACAATGGTACGCACTTAACGTAAACAAAGTACAAAAAGATATAGACGATGGTGTTGTAGATATTTATAGGTTTTTACGGGATTCGCTGGAGAAAAACGGACAGGCTCAAGGACCCGGTATGCAGACTTTTTGGAATAATATAGTAAAGACAAACTATATTGACCCTTATTTTAAGGCGTGGAAAGTCGGTATGGAAGAATTAGAAGCGGGTGGATGGCGTTTTCCAATGGCATTACCGACTGAGAGCGGTATGCCAAATATCTTTGCAACGCCCAAGAAAGGTGGTGATACTTCCGAAACCATAATAAAAGATGATGACGGCTCAAAAGCCAAGAAAAACGCTTCAAGGTTGATTTCTCTCATCCGTGAGATGCGTGCTGAATACGACAAGTTGTCGAAGTCGGCTTACGGCTATGCAAAGAGCGAGGAGAAGGTAAGGACGAGTTTCGCAAAATCCTATGAGGCAATATTAAAAGAGGCTGGTGTACCGGAAAATTTTGACTTTAGTACGAATGCTGGAGAAATTGCTGCATTAGAAAAGGTTCGTGATTATGTAAAAGGCAACGCTAAATTTGCAGAAGATGCGTGGAAAGATGTCCAAAAGGTTATCGACCAATTAAAAACCGAATCCGAAATTGAAGTTCAAGTCCGCATCCGCGAGGACTTCGGTCGTCAGATGGAGGAGGCTTTCGGGAATTACGAACTCACGCTCGAGTTGCAAAAACTCAATCTTCCGAAAGGACTTGCCTCCGAGATGTGGGGTATCGAAGAAACGGACTTGCAAGACTTACGCGCAAGACTGAGTGAAATGTATAACGGCCTCCGCGACGAGAATGGACAACTGTATACAGACGCCTTTAAAGATTACGAGAAATTCCTCAACAAGATTGACGAACTTGAAAGAAAGCAGCAGAGAGAGAGATTGAAGGACTATGCCAAATACCTCGAGACACAGTATAGCGACAGGGTGAAGATTGAGATGGAATACATTCAGAAACTCTCCCGTCTTGAGGCAGAAACGGCAATACCCGAGGCACAGAAGTCCGCTATCCGAGAGGGTCTGAGGAAGGAGTTTGACGAGAAATCGCGCAAGCAAGACTGGGAGGATTTCAAAGGCTCAGAGTTTTATGTCGAGATGATGGAGGACTTGGAGAAGCAGGGCACGGCATCCCTTGAAGTTATGCGCAAGAAACTCCTTGAAATGAGGGCAAATGCTGAAAATCTTTCCCCGAGGGCGCTGAAAGAAGTTGTGAATGCCCTTGAAAAGATTGACGAGATTGAACGCAAGAGAACACAACCTTTAAAGAGGGTTAGAGATGCTCAAAAGGCGTTGGAGGGGGTGAATATGAAAGAGGTGTATGAGGAACTTGCGATAAACCAAGAGCAACTTGCCTTGAGCGAGGAGCAAGAGCGCAGTATGGAGCGTGCGATTATGCTCATACAGAAAAGAAACGAACTCGAGAAACAGGGTTACACCATAGAGGAAGCAAGGGTTCGCCTTTCGCAGGCAAATCAGGCTCGTGACTTTGCTCAATCGGCTCTTGATGCGTTCAAATCTGACGGCTCAAAGGAGGCCCAAGACAATCTTGCAACATTGGAGCAGGTTTTGAATAAAGCAAAGGCAGACGTCGAGAAGTGGCAGGAAATTGTCAATATACTGTCAGGAAAGGCAGTCATCGACGAACAAGCGAAAGGGAATAACTATACAACTCTCGGTCTCAGTGAGTTGCAGGAACGCAGAAAGAATATAAAGCAATCTATCAAGGATTTAGAGGGCGTAATTGGGAAAGAAGAGGAACTTGCAAAACTCAACAAAGAACTGAACGACGCTTGGGATGCAACCTATGAGGCAATCAAGGGTTGGGCGTCATCTGTACAAAACGTATTCGATGGCGTTATGGACAATGTGGACTACTTCTCTGATTCAACATACGGCATGGTAACTGCTTGGAAGGAATTTGGGGATACATCCGTGTCAGCATTAAACGACCTCGTGAGCGGCATTCAGGCGTACAGAAAGGCAAACGCGGAGGCTGAGAAAGACAATGCAGCGACAGGTTTATTTACTGCAAACGGACTACAACTCGCCCTTGTTGTATTGGGCGTTCTTATGAAAATTGTGCAAGCCATAGCAAAGCAGCACGACGCGGCGCTTGACAAGCAGATACAGAAGCAGCAGGAACGCATCGACGCCCTCAAAGACGCCTATGCCCGCCTCGAGAAGCAGATTGAGAAAACTTGGAGCAGCGTGTCCTATATGCAGACCTACGAGCAACAGGTGCAGAACATACGAGAGCAGATTGACGCTATGGAGGCACAGATGCGTGCGGAAGAAGCGAAGAAGAATACCGACGACAATGCTGTCCGTCAGTACCAGCGCGACATACAGGACGCTTACGACCAACTTGATGAGTTGGAGCAGAAGTCCATCGAGGTGTTCGGTGGCATCGGCGAAGAGGGGTATCGTAGTGCCGCAGAGGGTTTCGTCGAGGCTTGGAAGTCGGCATTCTTGGAGACGGGTGACGGACTGCAAGGTCTGCAAGACCACTTCGACGAGTTCCTACAAGACTGGTTTACCAAACAAGCAACGATGCTTATTGCAAGAAAATATTTGGACACGATGTTTGACCAAATAGATGCAGCGGTGAATAAAAATGGTCGTGGAGGAGTGGAAGTTGCATGGGACGAGATACAAGACATAATGGATACGGCGACATCACAGTTCCCTGCATTTTCTGCCGAGTTGGAGGAATTTTTCCGTAGATTTGGCGGTTTCGGAGAAGGCTCTCTCAGTGGTCTCGCCGCAGGTATCCAAGGTATGACGGAGGAGCAGGCAAACATCCTCGAAGCCTATTGGAACAGCGTCCGCATGTACACGGCAAGCATTGACCAAAATGTTGCCATGATTGCATCCGCGCTCGGTGTTGGCGGCAATTCGCCGTCGACAAACCCTCAACTTCAACAATTACAGTTGATAGCAGCAAACACACAGGCGACGCACCAACTGCTGCAAAGCGTTACAAGAAGCGGTCACTCGCTCGGCGGATATGGTATCAAGGTGTTTAACGATTAAAAATCAATACAATGGCAGACATTAAAATTTTATCACCGTTTATCCTCTCTTTTGAAGGTGGTTTTGTAAAACACCCGAATGACAAGGGGAAAGAAACAAACAAAGGGGTTACTATCGCCACTTGGAAGAAACAGGGATACGACAAAGACGGCGACGGAGATATTGACGTTGACGACTTGAAAATGATTTCAGACGAGGATGCCGTGAACGTCATTCTCCGTCCTCATTATTGGAACAGGTGGAAGGCCGACGAAATCAATAGCCAATCCATCGCTAATATTCTTGTGGATTGGGTCTGGGGTAGCGGCGTAAATGGAATAAAGATTCCACAGCAGTTGCTTTGTGTTAAAGCAGACGGTATTGTGGGACCGAAAACGTTGGCCGCGTTGAATGCAAAAGAGCCTCACGCATTCTTCAATCTTATCAAGAATAGGAGGGAGCAATTCTTCAATACAATAGTGAAAAACAATCCTAGTCAGAAGGTATTTTTGAAAGGATGGCTTCGCAGACTCAATTCGATAGGCTTTGGTTATCTGAAAGATAACAGGGGCAAAGTCACTCATTTCAAAGATTGATTTTTGTAAATTAAAAAATATTTGTATCTTTGCACTCGTAAAAGTTAAAGTAAAACTTAAATAAACATTACGCAATGTGGTGGCAAACAATACTTATTGATGTTCTCTCGGTAACATCCATACTGAGCATAATCGCCGTTGTGCGATTTTGGAAGCAGAACAAAAAACTCAAAGACAACGAGGTAAAAATCAACGACAGCGAGGTTGCTCAATCAAACGTCGAGGCACAGAAAGCCGAGATTGACCTCGCAAACAAGTACCGCGACGAGATGCTTAATATGGTGCAGATGGTGAAGGATGCGAACGAAAAGAATTTCACCAACCAAGACGAGATAATGCGTAGTCTCACACGGTTAGAAACAAAGGTCGGCGATATAGAGAGTTATCTAAACGGACCCTACCACCAATACATTGCCGATAAGCAAAGCAGGTACAACCCGAATATCAAGCCAAATGAGGATTCTTCAAAGTCATAGATGTTTTAATTGGTTTGTAGCGGCACACGGAAAAGTCGCCGTGGCGGTAGCATTGATTTGTCTGACCGTCTCGGCGACGTCGTGCCGTTCCACAAACGAGATTGTCAAGGAAGTACCAGTCCACGATACGACATATATCACCAAAACGCAACGCGACAGCACTTACATTGACAGGTGGCATACAGAATACGTCAAGGGCGATACCGTTTTTGTCACGAACAATCAAATAATAGTCAAATACAGAACCGTCTCTGATACAGCATATAAATACGTAGAAAAGCCAGTCGAGGTGGTTGTCAATCAAATAAAAGAGGTAGGCAGGCCGCTCCGTTGGTGGCAAAAAACGATGATGTGGTGCGGCGTAGGCTTCATCCTCGTGCTTATAGGTTTCGGTATGTCACTCTATGTAAAACTGAAAGGGTAACGTTATGAAGGAGAGAGTGCTTACAGTTTTGGTGCCTATTAAGGATAGCGATGCCACGGTTGTGACGTCACTCCCCGCCGTAACACCCGACAATATTAACGTCATATACAAACACGAGGGTGTCTACAAACGCATTTGGTTGAATCCAGCCACAAACCAATATGAGTATCACGAGGTTATAGATAGAGAGTTCCCTTATCTCGGCAAACCACTCGAGATATTCGATTTCACATACGACGCCACTCGAATGGGTACTGCCCCGACAATTTCCGCCCAAAATATAATGTGGTATGCAGACCGTGACGCAAACAACAAAGAAGTCACGCTTGAACGCCTTTGGTCTCAGGAATGCCACGTTGTGTTTAACGGTGAGAACTATTACTTGAAACAGATACCAACGGCGGGCAAATCGAACGAGGATGCCCGATATAAATATGACATAGACTTTGTCAACGAGCGCGTCGTCCTAGAACAGGTATACATTTATGATGTCGTTCAGCCGTTTATAACAGAGCGACCCGTGTCAGAATCGACGAAATTCTCGTTTTTCGGTGACATCAATGAGTTGATAAAGAGGATTAATACATCTCTACTTAGAAGCAAACTTGCTTAAATTGCGTTAAATGACGGCGTTTCGGAAAGCGATATACTGAGTTACTCTGAGTGGAATTCAATCGGTCTTGGAACGTATGACGGTCCGATTGAAAAGACAAGAAAGTACATAGGTGGACAAGGTGCTACCGTATATCGTTATTTTTATCCATATTACGATGGAGACTATAACGCTTACCTTCGTGGTGAGATTTACAAGATTGTTGACGGCGATTTTGTAATTACAGGTTATCAGTGCAAGATTGGCAAGAATGCCAAGGGCGAAATGACAACTTCGGAGGAGAAACTTATTGTTTTCGAGGACGACTATATCCACGAGGCGTTGCAGCAGATACACGACACGTTCGGATTGCAGTATTATATTGTCAAAGAAAAAAACGGAGAGGGAGAATTTACAGGCAACACTTTTATTGTCATTGGCGATTGCGAATACGATTTTGCCGACTTAAACGAAGAAGGCACAGACTATATTCGTGACGATGAGGGTCTGCCTACAACCACACATCCTTTTGACTATGGCGTGGACGATGCCTTGCTTTCCAAGGAAAAAACGAACACGACAGACAAGATAATCACGCGTATTACAGGCACGGGTAGCGAAGAGAATATTCCTTGGTATTACCCCAACCCTACGGCGGACGGATGGATAAAACCTCTGTTCAAGGAGAACGGTGAGGTTCAGAACATTGAAGTTGACTACCCACAGACCGAGGGGACTACAGTGCAAGACGGAGTAAAATATGAGAAATATTTAAAGAACCGTATCGGTGACATATTTCAATACGGCGTAAAAAAAGGCATTCTTCGGCAAACATCCTACAAGTCTTCGTTAAGCGGAGAGACAGGCGGCACAAATAATACTATACAAGTAGTTTACGTGCTTAATGTGAGAACAGGGTTTGTGAATCCGAAGTTCCAATTTTCGCTATCATTTCTGAACGGCTCAAACTTGTCATATTATCAAGTCAAGTTGAGAGACAATACATCGGAGACCATTGTCGGCGAATATGACTCAAGCCAGTCGTATGCTAACCCGACGAACTTCCAAAGGGCGTTTATTGCAAGCGACGGCAGCGTAATACTTGATATGGTAGAAGGTCATATCTATTACTTGTATTTCGGTATCCATATCAATGGATATATGCCTCTATCACGCAAATATGACTACTCTGGATATTTTTATCCTATACAAGACGTAGAGGTGTCACCGGGCGTCGTTTTGTCTGTTCCGTCCGATTTCTATGATTCCGACGGATTGCTTCCCGCTATTCATTACAGTGAAGGAACGGTAATATGGGCAGGATATAGTTATGACGGAACGAAAGACACCAAGGCGGAACCAATGAAGAGGTTTGTCAATATGAAGTATAAGGACGTCGACACTGGTTCTATATATCTTTGCACTGCTTCTGAGAGGCCCGATTATAATACAGGGGCGCGTTACAATGCCTATTTTATAAATCCGAGGATGCACTATCAAGAATGGGTGGAGACATTTATGCGTCTTTCTATCGGGCTGTGGTCAACCGACGGATGGTACAGGAACTCGAAAAAAGTCAATCTTGCCGACTATGCTTTGGAATTAGGAGACCTCAGTGGCCACACCTTGGGAATCACAGACACTATCGAATTCCAACGATTGAAGTATCTCACTCCGCAAGCCACACTTATGCCAGAGGTGTACGTCAAGACCGACGGGGAACGCAGATTCTATGATGCCGTCAATTACCCTCTGCCAAATGGAAACCCTGACCCCGCAATTGGAGAGACGGAAGTCGATGGACAAATAGTGAATCCTCTTTACTATAAAGATGATACTCGTACTCATTACGACTTCGAGAACGAACTAATGCCGAACAAGCCTCTTGAACACATAGAGGGAATGGATGACATCAAGCCGACAATTAAGGGACAGACCAATTATATCAAAGTCCACGAGCAACCCGACGATTGGGATGTGAATTATGGCTCTTATTACACTAAAAACAATGACGGCCAATTCATTCCCAACACAAATCCTGTTTTTCCTACACTAGTCACGGAAACAACACAGATATACAAACTTGTCAGGATAGACGTTGTTGAAATGTTTGCCTATGACGATTTGGACAACGACGAGATATGGGAGAATAACGATAACGGAAATGTCAGCGGAGAGTACAAGCACCCATACTTTTTCGCTAAACTACGCCCTCTTGGATTCAATTTGTTCGACCTAGCTTTGCAGGACGATATGGTACTGTCTATGACAACAGGACATTGCGGGGCGTGCAACTTCAAGATAGGTGTCGACGAGAACACCAAGAAGAACCCAGTGCAGATTTGGGAGTATAACGTCTATCAAGGGGCGGACTACAACTCTAAAACACTGAAATATACAGCAGGTGAGTTAAGGAGATATGTTGATACGACAAACCTTTATTATGACACGACACCGGGCGACGAAGGTGGATACATCTCAGTCGATTCAAACGCGAATATGGCAAGAACCGGATTTATAGTGGATGCGTCCTCGAGACAACAATCATACCAACGCGCTGTGTATCCGTCCGAACAGGTGGTAAATGGAGAAGTCGGCAGTCTCAAGCAAGAAGGAAAGACACATTTCGAGGGAGATGTAAAAACAAGCGGAAAATTTATTGAGTCACAACAAGATACTTCGGAGAATTTTGTCTGGGTGGCTCTTATGAAAGACACTGATTCCTATGGAGTCATTATGCCCTCGGCTCGTCCTGATTACGGCGATAGCAATTACAGCGTCTATATACGTCCCGCGTCGTTCAGTGACACTGGCGATGAAAATACGGCGGACAAGTTTGTATTGACAAATATCCGTCTTCCTCAGATGTATCTTCGCCGTGCGGAGAGAGAACTGTCGGCGGCTTTAATCAAATTTATGTACGACGGGAACTATCAAAAGTTCAACTTCTCAATAAATAACAGCAGGATTTTCCTTGCCCAGAATATATCGGTGGAAGACCGCCTTAATGAAAATTCCGTGGTCTATGTATCTTTTGATAACAAAATTTACAGACAGTATGTAAAGCACTACACTTACAGAATGACAAAGGATGTCGTTCTTCCTGAAATTTCTGTCGATATGAACGAGGAATTGTCGGTTTCACGTACACGAGCAGGGAACGAACGTAACCGTGAACGCGTGATGACTGCAAGTAGAAACGAACAGATTAATAGTGCGATAAGCCGTCTTACAGACAAGATGAGCAAGATATATATTGGTAGGAATTCCGACGCGATAGTTAGCGGCAATCTTGTTAGCAGGGATGCCGCGACATCATTCTCGGATTTGAGCGACATCAGTAAAGAAAACGAGGCTGGTGTTAGACAGAATCAAGAGAACATTTCGACAGAGCGGACACAGTTTGTGTCTTTCGTTGGCAAAGTGAATACCTTTAACGGCGGCGTCGACGAAAGATTAAAACAGATTAGAATCACTGTTGAAAAACGACTTTTGCCCGTCGCTCAGGATGTACGCGTAAATTCTTCTTGCCAAGACGTGTACAAATATCATTTTGAGCCTGTTATTTCTACTGCTAACACTGAGGCGAAACTGTGGTACGATGCAGATGGCAATGACCAAACATACAACACTACGCAAATGTCTTGTCCCACCGACCAAGGTATGTCAGACCTCGGATGGACAGATTTTGATATAACTTAAGGTAACTATATATAACTTTACACACAAAAAAAATAAACTAAAATTTTGTCAGTTTAGTTTTTATTCGTATCTTTGCAGTGATGATTAAGACATACAAATATAGACTACACCCTAACAATGAGCAAATTACTTTCTTCGAGAAGTCGTTTGGTTGCGTTAGGTTTGTCTATAATTGGGCACTTAATCAGCGTATCGAGGCATATCAGAAAGACGGAACCCGCATTTCGTGGGTCGATAATTGCAAGCGACTGACCGAACTCAAAAAGCAGGAAGAGACGAAATGGCTGTGCGAGGTCGCAAACCAATCACTGCAATCATCCATACGTAATATGGATAGTGCTTTCACACGCTTCTTTCGAGAAAAGAAAGGCTTTCCGAAGTTCCATTCAAAGAAACGTGGAAGATTCTCTTTCCAGTTGGTGCAGGGTGTATCTATTGACTTCAATACACATAAGGTAAAACTGCCGAAGGTTGGCGAAGTGAAATTCGGAAAGAACAAAGAGTTTGTCGGCAAGATTGGCACTTGCACGGTTTCAAAGACACCGACGGGAAAATACTACATTTCAATACTTGTAGACGACGGCAAGCCTATGCCAGAAAAAGCACCGATTACAGCTGACACCGCCGTCGGCATAGATGTTGGCATCAAGGATTTCGCCGTGCTATCTAACGGTCAAGTTTATTCTAACCCCAAATATTTGGAGAAAGATGAAAAGCGGTTAAAAGTATTACAAAGACGTCTTTCGAGAAAGCAGAAAGACAGCAAGCGTAGCGAAAGTGCGAGATTGGCGGTAGCAAGGCAGCACGAGAAGATACGCAACAGACGTGTCAATTTCATCCACCAAGTCACTTCGAGGATTGTCCGCGAAAACCAAACGGTAATCATCGAGGACTTGAATGTGGACGGTATGCTTAAAAACCACAATCTCGCAAAGCATATAGCGTCGGCGTCGTGGTCGGAGTTCTTCCGTCAGTTGCAGTACAAATGCGACTGGCAAGGTAAAAACCTCATACGCATCGGGCGTTTCGAGCCAAGTTCAAAGATGTGTCTGTGTGGGTTCATCAACAAGGATTTGACATTGAAAGACCGAGAGTGGGATTGCCCACAATGTGGTAGGCACAACGACCGCGACTTGCTTGCAGCAGTGAACATAAAGAGGTTCGGCTTGCAGAAGCAGAATCTCATAGGAGAAATATCACCCGTGGTGAACGGGGCAGAGGACGTGGAGCCGCTGACATTGGTCGGGGCTGTGAAGCGTCAATATATCAAAGTGTAAACACCTATAATCACCTAACTTAAAAATTTTCAATTATGGCAAATTTAAACCAATTTTACATTTTTTTTTAATAGTTACAAAAAAAGTTGTATCTTTGCAAAAAATATAAGCGATGGTAGACAGGCAAAGTTTCTTACAGGGTGAAGATATATTCATCACAGTTTCAATTGGTAAAGAATATTTTACCGATATGGACATGTTGTATGCCTATGTATTTTTTGATGATAATCACGGACTTATAACAAGTGAAGACAGTGAGTATATCGATATGAATTACGATAAAGAGAAGTCGGAGGTTAGCATCCATATATCTCACGAAATAACGGCAAATGCTCGTTACATGCCAGTAGGAACATACGGACTTGAGATAATGAAAGTCACAAAAGATACGGAATACAGAAAGATATACCAAAACAAGAAACAGTTTGATTTAAAGAAGTCTTACATTGTAAATTCAGGTAGTAAAATAATTAATTTCAACATAGCGATGGCATTAAAGAACAATCAGTATCAAGGTGAAACTCTCGACCTAATCATAGAAGGTGATGAGAATTTTGACTTTGGAGAAAGCGGCACTCAACCGTTCAAAGTATTCGTTTATCCAGACGGACTTGACACAAGTATTGAGGCAAATAAAGAGTATATCAAAATCATAGACTCTAGAGATGTTGACGGTAATGCCGTCTATGGAGATGGTTATGTGTCGAGAGAAGAAAATTATACTGCTCACGCATTTCTCCCATACTACGAGACGCAGAATATGAGGACTGGTTATTATACGGTGGAAGTGCTCTATGGGGACGAAGCGCGTTCTGTAAACAAGTTTAACAATGCTTTCATTTTAGTTGAAGGATATAGTAACGAAATACAATAAAATCATGGCTGTAAATTTAAAAATAGTTTCTCAGGTTGTAGCATCCGGCACACCTGGCCCTGCTGGCAAAAGCGCATATCAAATCGCCGTAGATAATGGTTTTCAAGGAACCGAATCCGAGTGGCTGAAAGAACTTCATCCGTTCAAAGGTTGGTTCGATAGCGTCTCCGAATTGGAGGAGGAACATTCTGCTCCATCCGTCGGTGAGTATGCCTATGTCAAGGGCGCAACGTCAAGTGACCCTGTTAAAATATACGAGTGCTCTACGGAAGGCTCTTGGTCTGACAGCGGACGTACTGTTGACACAAGCACCGTCCAGACATTCAGAAGCGGTGAGTCAGTCAACGATGTTGACATTACGGAAGATTCATCCGAAATTTTAGAAGATGGAGAAAAGATACCTACAGCATCTGCTGTTGCCGGCGCATTGGGTAATGCAGAATTTTCAACAGGAGAAAAAATCAAGAATGTGGGTATTGACGCTGAACCTACTGCTAAAAGTGATAATCTGGTTAAAAGTGGAGGAGTGGCACAAAAGATACAAACACTAATTAATGACTCTATTGCTCCTAATTGGGATAATTATGAATTAGAAAATGGATTCTATTATAGTGGTACATCCGAGGAGACTGGTTCTGGATGGAAAAGATGCAAAATAGATATTTCAAGTGCATCTATTCTTAAATTTAGAACAAATCTTTATGGTGGTGGTAATTGTTGCATCACAGATGTAGAGGGGAATGTGCTAAAAACTTGGATTTTAGCAGACCTCCCAACTGGTAAGTTCGTTATTTTTGATTTATCTTCTATTACTAATCCTAAATATTTTTATTATTCAGTTTGGCTTAATAATTTTACAGAGGATGATGTCTATATCAAAGCACTTGCAGATATAGCATCTTTACACGAACTGAAAGAAACCGAATCTTATATCACATCCGAAGAAGATATAGATAGTGGAGAACTGAATAATGTTTTAATACTTGTTAATAATGCTCCAACCGAAACTTCATCTTCTGTATATAGAACAACTAATTATATACCCGTATCAGAAGGGGATATAATTAGAGTACTCTCTTATTGTAATAATAATGCTTTTGTTATTACAGGTTATGCCTCTAAAAGTCAAGATTCCTATGTTTCGTCTTTTTCGGTTTATGGAAAAGCCAATATGGAAATAGCAGAATGGTTTTTTGCCAAAATTCCAAGTGGAGTCAATTATATAAGGGTATCTTGTCCAAAGGAATACTTGGTAAATGGAAAGATAATAATAAAGAGGAAGGTTGCAGATTCTATTGATGCAAGACTATTTCCAATAGATGGTAGGCAGTTGGTTTTCCTCAATAATCCCTATTTGATTGATGTCAAGGGAACTCTTGTTTCAAGTAGTGTATATTATTGTTCGGATTTCATTGAACTTAATGAATGTGATTCTTATAAATTAAGTGGCATTAGTGGTGGATATGGATGCCTATGGGTGTCATTCTATTCTTCACAGAATCAGGCAGACTTCATAGGACAAGCAATTACAGGAGATGGTGGTACAACACCAAGAACGATAGTGTTTACAGTTCCAAAGGGCGGCAAATATGTGAGATTCTGTGGTAGTTGGGATGTTGCTCATCCGCAACCAATAACTCTTATTAGAGCAAATGAGGGTTATAGGATAGCAGCCAATGAAAGCAAGTTACTACCAAGCAATAGAACACTTCTTGACTTTCCTCGTACTGCATCAAGAAAACCTATGATTCTTTTCCAGATGGATATGGCAAAGGTTGCATATAGCCAGAAGATAATTGACTATGCAGATATTCTTGAGGCAAATGGAGTGAAGAGGAGTACATATAATGTTCTTCCCGAGTATCTTGGCCACGATGCTTATACCAACTTTGATTTCTGGATGAACACCTTATTCAATAGAGGAAATGAGGTGGCTTTGCATACGGGGCCAGATTACAATTTCTTTCTTAATAGCACTATGACTGATGCACAAGTTGAGGCTGCTATGAAAGACTATCTTGATAGACTTGAGTCAAAGGGTTATGAGATTACAGGATTTATACCTCTTGGAGCAGAACTTAAACCATCATTCAAGCCTATCATAGCAAAATATATGAATTGGATGCTTTCTGGAGATGGTCCAACAGGAAATGTTCCTGGAGATGTTGGCTTAATGGAAGATAATGTGATGGATTATATTTCAAGTCTACAAACTGATAGGTTCCAAATTCTACGCATAGATTTGGAGTGTGTTCATACAGATGCATCCGCAGAAATGCACGCAGCAATGCTACAAAAAGCAAAAGATGTGGTAGATGAAACTATCGATAGAGGTGGATATACAATCTTCTACTCTCATACTTATAATCAAACATTTGGCACTACCTATACACTATATCCAGAGTTATTTATTCCTCTTTGCGAATATATTAAGAGTAAAATTGATGAACGACAAATAGTTACGGGTAACACCAATGAAATGTTGGAGTGGTATTATACACCAAGAGTGGGAGAATAAATAATTTATATACTTAATAGTTAAGGACTACATCAATAAAATGTGTAGTCCTTTTGAAAATAGATTTTGTTAATTCAAATTTTATTAGCATTTTTGCAATAAATTTAAAACATTGTGGATATGGCTAAAAGAAGTAGTAAATCAGGTAAATGGCACGCTAACAAAAAATAATAAGACAAATGGGTAGAAGTTCACAATATAATCACTATATGCAGAGGGTCGATAGTCCCGGGTACGCCACCATTGACATAGAGGAGGAGTTTCCCGGTCTGCTATACTCGAGTGCGAAAGGTATTTATGACATAGGTAAACCAAAGAATATCTACACAGAGCAGTATGCAGATAGCGACAGAACTCGTGTGTATATTCCAATAGAATACCTTAATGGTCAGTTAGTGCATAACACATCGTTGATTGCTAATGAATCGACTACTGTAGAAATGACTTTCCTTGTAGTTGGAGATGCTCATGCTCGACGTGACACCATAACTGCCTTTGAGGATTATGTTCGCACAGGAATTCATACATATTATGATACTGCTCGTCAGATGGAGTTTGAGTTTTTCGTTTCAGACGACATAAAGGTAAGCGATGAAAAATGGCACGGAAGTCAACCATACGTAGAACTGACAGTACCGTTGCAGAATATCAACGGGAAAACTCGACATATAGAGCCGTCTGCGATTATACAGACAAGAACATCGTAGAGTAAAATACTAGTTCGTAATTCTCTTTTTTACAGGCGGTCGCTTCTCAAGAGTTGCGACCGCTTCCACTTCTGTACGGAGGAATCCGACTTTGTGGTTGTTTATCGTGTGCGTTTTTACACCGTGTTTTGCGAGCACTTTCTGCATTGCCTCACGCGAGCCTATGTTAAGGATACGCATTGCATCGTCGTAAGTCACGAAAGAGTCTTCCCTAAAGTAGCCTTTGTTTTCGGCGTTGACGCGACCGAGCATATAACCTATCTGCTCGTCGTTGCATTCGCCGTTCTCCATTCTGTGGAGGATGTCCTTTAAATATCGTATCGCCTCTTTCATAAGTGGCGATTTTACTTTTCCGCCTTCCATATCTTCTTTAATCTTTGTACTCTTACGAAGTGGCGTATAGCGAGAGTTGTCGTGGTGAGAAGACCTATGGCGATAATAGTTGGTGGTATATATACAGTCCAATTAATCGGCAGAAAATCAAATATATTGTTTGTGCAGACTAACGTATCAGAAATCAATATACCATAAGCAGTATAATTAATAAACCGACAATGGTACACGCCTTGTTTAGATATGCACAAGCAAGTGCATAGTTCAAAAAGCAAATAGTATGTTTGCGACCATATATTTATGTCAAAAAGCATTTCAGTAACATAGCAAAGTGTTAAATATATTGCTACGCTGACAACGCTCATCCTTATTGTAAATTTACTCATTTTTTCTTTGATTTTGCTTTGAATGTTGCGACATTATGTAATAATGAGTTCCTTGCCGTCCTGTTCGGTCTTACTTTCGCTTTCGCCTTGACTTTCACTCTTCTACGTCTTGCCATAATTTATTCAATTTTTCAACATTAACGAAAAAGGCAATGTTTTATTGCCGAATGTCATAGGAAAATGTCAAAAGAATTTGCAAATTCTATTTTGGTATTGCAAATCACTCGTTTACGTATAGAAAAGAATTCAGTAGTTCTTTGTGCATTCCTGTCTTACCTTTGCATCCGTGACGTCACACAAACAAACGGATTTATTAACCTTAAAACTCGAAAACAATGAGTGAAACTATCGTGGTTCCCGACAATGGGAACAACAACATGAACAACGCTCTGCCTTGGATGCTCGCCAACAACGGCTATGGCAATGGCGGTTTCCTTGGCGGCGGTTTCGGCACGGGCTTCTTCGGCGGTATCCTCGGCGGTATCCTCACCAACTGGCTCGGCGGAAATGGCTGGGGCTTTGGCGGAAATGGTATGAACGGTGCTGGTGCGGCTGCCGCCCTCGGCGCTCAGGCTACCGCAAACAACAACACTGACCTTCTGATGAACGCCATCACCAACAGCGGCGAGCGTCAGCACGAGGCTGTACAGACCCTCAGCACTATGCTCGGTCAGGACTTTAACCTTGTGAACCAAGGTGTGCAGACTATGCAGTCCGCCCTCGCGACCATCGCTGCAAATCAGGGCATGAACACTATGCAGGTGGTGAACGCCATCCAGCAGGGCAATATGACGCTCGCACAGTCTATGTGTGACTGCTGCTGCCAGACGCAGAAGCAGATTATGCAGCAGGGCTACGAGAACCAAATCGCCACCCTGAATCAGACCAACAGCCTGAACACTACAATCAACGGAAACGGTCAGCGCACTGTCGACGCTATCGCCGACCTCAAGACCTCGATGATTTCTGAGTTCTGTGCCGCTCGTGAGCGCGACATGCAGGCTAAGATTGACACGCAGGCCGAAATCATTACGCAGTTGCGTAACGCAGCCGACAATGCCAATCAAACCAACCAAATCGCTGCCATGATTGCCCCGTTGCAGGCTAAACTGGTCGCCATCGAGAACCGTCAGCCCAACACTGTCAGCGTGCCTTACCCCCAGCTTTCTGTCGTGAACACCACGCCTTATATGGGCGGTTTCTATGGCAACGGTTGGTATGGTAACGGATTCGGTAACAGCATCACGTTCTAAACGCAATAACGGATAAGGAGGTAAAAGCATGAGTTGTAATCCCAATATTACAGTAAATGCAGGCGGAATACCCGTATTGCAGTCCACAAACATCAGCGTAGGTACTGAGAGTGTCAATATCGGACTTGGTTTCCGTAACATTCGCCCGATGGGCAAGTTCATCGTCGAGTTGTCGGATGTCATTCCTGCCGATGCAACGACCACGTTGCCTGTGACGCTTACCCTCAACGGAACGACGAGACCTCTGACCTTGCCAAACTCCGTACCGGTAACTGTCGCCGAATTGACAAGTGTCAGTGCCTTTGAGGTGTACAACAACCGTTTCAAGGGTTACTTGATGCTGATGTCACGCACGACCGAATAATGCTATCTCGGATTGGGTAGCGAGTTCTTTGACATATTGACAAGTTTTCGTAGTCTTCGAGGTACATCCATTTGAACCCACCACCTTGGGAGTACAATCCTCGACAACACTGGCTGATGCTTCCTTGGCAAACACCAGTGTGTTTGGATGCTTCAACGATACTTACGTATTTCGCTACAAAAGCATTCTCAATCGTCAACTGGATTACTTTCCTTCGTTGGTACGCAGTTTGATGGATAGTCGTTGCCATACGTTCGTTGTGTCGGCCATAGTTGCAGTTATAAGATTGAGTACACCACTCAAGATTTTCTGAATTATTATTCTCGGGATTTTCGTCCTTGTGATTTATATAAGGCAGGTTATCTGGGTTTTGTATAAAAGAATTTGCAACAAGTCGATGAATCAAAAATTGTTTACGATGTTTTTCTCCGTCTGATAAGACGACAGATAGGTATACACTCGACTTCCTCGGTTTGATTAGTTGTGGTTTTCTGAAACAGACTCTATCCCCACAAAGATAGGGTGCAGAGAAAGACACTATTCTTCCAAGGTTAGAAACGGCATATCGGCCTTCGTAACCGACTACATCTCGCCAATCCTCTCCCTCCAATTTAATGGAATTGATGAACTCTTCGTTTGTCATTGCCAATCGTTTTAAGTTACGCCAACGATTTGAAAAAGAGGGAAAAGGGCGTTGGCTTACCCCTTGTCAATAGGTCATGACTCCTACCTATTCCCAATTGCAAAGATACGAATAAAAATTGAATTAACAACAACTTTTAACAAAAAAAACGAAGAAACTATGTTTGGAGCGTTAAAGACAGGTTCGCTGATATACGTTTTGTACAAAGGCGATGCTCCCTACCTCAAAATGGGAGAATTGGTGGCAAATCCAGTGCTGCGTCCGAAGCAGAATCCCCAACTTATGCCGAATCCATTGCAGTTTGAACAAGTGCTTGATTTGGTGGTCAAGGTCGGGGACGACACTAAAAATTTCACCAATGTACCACCCAATGCGTCGTTCTGTGATGCAGGTTCTGGGTACATCATATCCGATGACAAGAATGAAATAACCAACGAAGTGGAGAAATTTGGTGCATACAGTCAGAACATATTGAACGCCATACCATTCCACAAAAAAGTCGTTTCATCCGTCAAGCAGATGATGATAGACCTCAATCCAAGCCTACAGAAGGAGGCGCAGAGGGATGATGAGATGTCCAAGATGAAGTCAGAAATGACCGAGTTGCGGAACACCATCGGTGAGTTGGCAAACCTGTTGAAAGGCGCTATGACACCTGCTGCCCCAAGCATGGGTTCTTCGTTAATTAGAAAGGAGCAGTAAAAATGGCTTACGTTATAATCCAGAAAAAGGACAAAAAGAAGATGTCCGCAATGGTCGAGGACATTCTCTACACCGCCGGTGAACTGATGCACTGCGTCGAGGAGATGCGTGAGGACGGATACGGCGACCGCTACTACGGAGACCGCTACGGCGACCGTTACGGTATGGGAATGCGCGACGGTGGTCGCTACGGCAACCGCGACTGGGACGACGACGAGATGAACGAGCGTCGCCGTTACCCCAGATACTAAACGTTCCAAACGTGGGAGGGGAGCGATGAGGCTTGTTCCCTTTGCCCCCTCCTTTTTTAAAATTATTAAATAAAAAAAACAATGAGTTTACCTTTAGACTATATGGATGAAATTCCGAGAAGTATGCGCCGCTATCTTGACTACTACGGATGGCATTTCAACAAGCCTGCATACGAATATGCCGCATCATTGATGTGGAAAGAAGACAAGGACGGAAAAAAGACAAAAGTCGAGCCTGTCAAAAAGGAGGAGGTCGACAAAATCCTCAAAGATAACAATGTCGAAATCGAAAACAAGGGCAATTGGGATTATATGTACTGGGCAATGCAGTGCAAGGCAGACCTTATGCCCGAGGCTATCGAGGACGAAAAGCACATGGCAAAATACGTCAAGATGATGACAGACGACCCCGATGTCCCCGATGACGTCACATTCCGTATTTTCTATGCCAAGTGTGTTGCCGCAGGCAGAGGCATACCTTTTGAAGAATTTCTTGATTGATTATGCTACGCCAGCGTATATACATACCGCGTTACCATTGGGAGGTTGTCGTCTATTATGAGAGCGACTACCGTGATGCGTCGTACATACTCAGGGAACTTGACGAGACGGGTGTGGACAATGATACTTATTGGAAGGCGGCAAGGAATCTCGAGGCTGGGCTTACTGATACGGGGCTGACGTACTCCAATATGGAAGACGGGAAGTCTATTATCGTTTTGTCCAAGGCGTCGTCTAAAGCGGAGTTTGCCAATACTTGGTTCCACGAACTGATACATTGTGCAAACCATATAGCGTTAGCGAACGGACTTGACCCGATGGGCGAACCGATAGCGTATGTCGGCGGAGAACTCGCACGTTCTATGCAGCCGATTGCAGCACGTCTTATGTGTCCAACCTGCGAAAAAAGAAAGATATGAAACGGAAAAAAGAGAAATATATACCCTTAGAAAAGGTGTTGCAATATGAATGTCTGACTGACATTCTGATGTTTGCACACCTTTTTTATTTGGAGTAGCGTACATTTTCAAAAAAAGTTGTATTTTTGTATTGGAAAAGGAAAACCTTTTTCTGTGTATAACTTTTAATATCAATAATATGGCTTACGGGGAATATACGCACAAGATGCAAAGAATAGATAAAACTGGTTACAACGTCATTGATATTGAGGATGAGTTCCAAGGTTTAATCTACCTCAATGCAAAAGGGATGAATGATGTCGGCAAGGCGAAGAATATCTATACGGAGACTTATGCTGACAGTGACGATTTGCGTGTCTACGTTCCCGAAAGCGATACGGTTTTTGAAAACGGCAGGGAAGTCGATTCATATACCAATGAAGCGACAGTTATCACTATGAGTTTCGCTGTCGTGGGTGATGCCTATATGCGCCAATTGGTGATAGACAGGTTTGAAAGTTATCTTCGGCACGGCGTGCATCTGTATAAGGATAATGCAAGAAATAGAGAGTTCCGTTTTGTCGTCCAAGATGAGATAAAAGTGAGCGACGAAAAATGGCACGGCAATACGCCCTACATTATCTTGGAAGTTCCTATGCAGAACTTGAACGGCAAGACCAGACTGTTACAATACTCAGAAACCTTTTGAGTATTTTAAAAAGAAAGGGTTCCATTTTATGAACCCTTTCCACTTAAATATACACAAATGACACTAATTTTTCATTGATTGTTTTTCTTGGCTTGAAATTCCTTTTCCAATCCGGTAGCGAAATTTTCAATCATTTCGTTCATTTGAACGATAGCCTTGTCGTATTCGGGGTTGTTCGTCTCTTCAGTGGGCACTTCTCCCATTTTTTGCAGCAGGTTCATATACATAATCCCCATTGTGGCAATATTGAGCGTTGTCTGCGGATGAGACAGTACGAACATCGGCAGACGGAAGACCAATTCTGCTGCGGAAAGCATTAGTTCAACACCCTCACGCTCGTCCTTGTCTGTGATGTCGCTCGGAACGCCGTCCATAATCTGCTGCAATGCAGACGCTGTAGACATCAGTTTGTCGTCTACAAGCACATCGTAACCGCCGTGGTAGTGGAGCAGGTATCCGTTACGGGTCTTGTGGAGTTTGTATATTTCTCCGTCCTTTGTCTCTTGGATGTCGTTTTTCGTCACGATGAGGGGGCAATCCGCGTCGTGCTGCGCGATTTCCTCGTATGTGAGTTTGTCGAGGAGTTCGCGGGTCTCTATGGGGTCTGTGCTCAACTCAACGAGACGTTCCCTGATTTTTATGATTTCGTCAGTCATTTACTTTGTTGTATTGTTTTAACCACCCCATTTGCCAACAACGGTAAAGGAAATTGTTTAATACCGCCATTTCAGCGTGAGATGTTTTGATGTTTGTTTTTTCAAGAATGTCTTTTTTTGCTGCTTCAATTATCTCAAAGCGGACGTCATTACACGTATCGCCCATCAATTATTCCTCCAAGGCTTTGAGTTGTTGGAATACTGCCGCCTTGACGACCTCTTTGTTGAGTTGGTCGATGTCCATACCGTCGAAATAACCGCCGACGGCATAGGGCAGGTTGAGCGACTTCAAATATGCGATACGGTCGCTTTCGTCGGAGTCCTTGGGGAATTTCTTGATGTACTGTTTGTCGAGTACGATATACGGATAGACCTCTTCTATTTTGACGAGCGCCGCTGTTGCGCCATTGACGTATGTTACACGGTAGGAGAGGTCGGCGTTTCGTTTTACGACGCCGTATGCCACACTGTTGTTGGCAAGGCGGATTTTTGCGATTGCCTCAATCCAAAGGGACTTATTGGGGTCAGCCTTCTTCGGGAGGGTTGTGAGGTGCGCGAAATTGAGCGCATCGGAAATCAGTTTCTGTTCGTATATGTCCATTGTTTTTTGTTTTTATTTGATTGGCAACTTTTTGACTTTCTCGCAAATTTCATTGGAGAATTTAGCGTGAGGCGTGTAGTGTGCTGGGATGACAATCTGTTCGTTTTTCTTGATGTTCCGTCCGACTTTTTCTGCTCTCTTTAAAGGAGCAATGGTAAATAGTCCACGGATGTAAATCGGTTCGCCGTTGCAAACCGAATCGGCAACGATGTCGATTGCTTCGTCAATTACGGCTTGTATAGCCTCTCTTGTAACTCCGGTCTTGCGAAAGACCTCATCAATAATGTCTTTTTTTGTCATAATTTTACTGTTTTTTGATTTGCAAAAATACGAATATTTTTTGAATTAGATGTTACTTTTAATAAAATCTTCGGTTTCCATAACTTCTTCTGTCTCTTTTGTTACGTGCTTGTCCTTAATCATACCGCCTATCTTGTGGTTTGCGAAAGCCTCGATTTGTGCTGTGGAGAGTCTCTTTATCTGGTTTCTTGGTATGAACTTCATAAGGAAGTGAGAGAAGCGTGACTTTGGTTCACGGTATCCGAAAGCGCGGAACCATAATTGTATTTCGTCTCCCCACATAACGATGTCGTTGTCCTTGAAAGGGATGAATATGCCTTTTTCGACAGCACCGTCCTCCTCCACTTCCATAATCTTGGTGCGGATAAGCGAGTTCAATACGATTTTACCGACGAAATGGCTCATTGTCTGACTGAGTTTAGTAACACTTGAACATTAGCTTCCTGTATGGTATCGAGACCGAAAGTCTCTTTGACCATCTCTCTGAAACGTGACACCTTTTCGTATACGTTATCTCCGTTGAGGTATCCGTGCTTGATAGCGTAGTTGCTGCAAACGTGGTAGAATATTGTCGCGGCGTGGAACATATCCTGCTCGTCGTAGTCGATGAAGAATGAAGTCTGTGTGCCGTCCTCGTGTGGAGCGTCGAGGTCAATCATAGCCTCGTGGAGCATCTCGAGTACCTGACGCACTCTTTCTTCCTGCTGCTTGGCGTGTTGCTGTATTGTATCACTCATAATTTATTGATTTACACTAAAATGGCAATTCGTCATCTTCTGGCATTGCGGACGATATAGACTGCGGGGCTAGATTGGATGGATATACAGGTTGTGCGGTCGGCGGTGTATATTGCTGTGCCGTTGGAGTCTGTTGTGCATGTTGCTGCTGCTGAACAGGGAACACGCTCATGCACTGCAAATCGGTGTACCAACGGTCGTTGTACTCGCGGCTCTGAGGGTTGTAGTTTACGACAACCTCCATACCCTCTTTCAACCCAGCGCAAGCCTGTAACTTTTGCTCTCCGAAGATTGTGAACGCGGCTTTTGTCGGGTACTCGTCGCCGTATTCAATAACGATACCGGCCTTTACCCAGTGGTTTCCGCTTGCACTATTGCCCTCCGTCTTTGGGAGGAACTTGATGATTTTACCTGTGATTGTTTGCATAATTTATTGAGGTTTTAATAGTTAATACATTAGTTGAATTCTGTTTTCTTGTTTGTTCATTTCATCCGCTTTGTTTACCGCTTCAATGAAATTTTGGGGATTGACAAAAAACTTGTTTAGTTTGTTGAAGGAGGATACAATCTGCGGATTATCGTTAAGGTTAATAACGGTTTTGCCGACGTGTATATCCTGTACAGTTTCCGAGAGAGACCTTGCGACCTTGAATATTTCTTCAATGCAAAGACCGAGCAAATATTTTGCGTTAGGTGAAATCTTTGACACACTTCGGATGTAATCCTTCGCAGTCATAGTGGCATAATCACAGAGAGTGGATGCGCATTCGACTGACGCGACCCAATGTGCATATTGTATTCCTGCGTTCTTGAGGCAGTCTGTGACAGCATTTTTGAAGTCTGCGATTTTGTCATCAAGGTATCCGTCCATACCCTCGAACAGGTTTGCGATTGAGTATTGGTCTACTTTTGTGTTATTTATAAAATCCCAATATGCGTTTACTCTTTTCATCAAGGCATTGTAGACCGTATGAACCGCCTTTGATTTGTATGGTATAGTCTTGAGTTCCTCACCGAGGAACTTGCACGCGTTGCACGCCACGTCGTTCATATAGAGGATTTGGTATACAGCGTAGTTCTCTATGTTTGCAATGCTTTTTTCGTCAAGGTGCTGCATTCTTTCGGCGGCATCTTTGATTTCTTCCTTATACCTCTGTGATTGTCTTTTCTGTGCTTTGGTTGCCATAGGGTGTTAATTTACTGCTGCGTTTGTGAGTTTTGTTATCTTTATGTCTTTTCCGTACAAGGCTTTGAACATTACTCGCTTCTCCTTGAACTCCGGCGTCTCAAATCCCTTGAAGTCCTCAACGACCTCTTCGCCTTTCTTGTTGACGTAGACAAAATCAGCCTCGTACCAATGCTCTCTGTCGTAACGTTTGAGTTCTATCTCGCGTCCATCGGGAAGTCTGCGGATGTCAACCGTGCCTTTGGGGAACAGTGTGTACTTTACGTGGTATCTGAGATTGGAGATTTCGCCAGCCTGCTCCATCATTTTAAGGAAATTGTGACGCAATGCTTCATGCTTACTGTCATACCGTATTCCGTCAACCTCAACTATTTCGTTGTGGTATTTGCTCTTCGGCTTGTTGTACCAATGCGACATTTCTTATTGTATTTTTACAGAAACTAATACTCCATTTTCTTCAACCAAGACATAGCCGTCAGGAATATCTATACTTAGATTACGCGGGGATTCTTCCGTATATGTGCTGTATGCGTCCTTCATGCAAATTGGAATATTGGTCATATTGTTGAATTTTAAAAACTCACATTCTCTGCATCTTTTTGCTGCTCTGCGATTTCTGTATTTCTTGGGGCAACTTTTACTTGGTTTTATAAAATCATCATAAGGGTCCATATCTTTTATTCTTTTACGAGTTCAACAAAATCGTTAATCGGCGCGTCCTTTGTCGGATGAATTTTAATCTTATTCTCGACGAACAATTTGTTCAGCACCTTGCGAATGTCCTTGTTTATCGCGCCGAGCAACTCGCCTTTTCTGACAAAGTTCGGTATGACGGTAGACTTTGCTTTCTCCGTCTGCATCGCGTCGAGTTTCAATGTGATGTATTGTTCAAGATTGGTCATTATCGTGAATTTAACGTAAACAAAAGTAAAGTTCTGTCCACGCCGCTTACATTTGAAATTTCACCGTAGTAATCAACGCAACCATCTTTGTTTACCTGTCCTATTATAATACCATCATCAGGTACGACACCCCATAAAAGAGACACTAGAACTACATGGCAAACTGTGCAATCCTTATTTTCTTGTATAAAAGACAAGACTGTTTCGTGGTCACGTGTAGTAAATCTTTCTTTTACAAACATATTCCATTCGGAAATGTCATATAGCCCTTTTGTTTTTTGTTTGACAATAGAAACAATTTCATTTAATGTCTTTATATTCATATTGTTAATAATTAGAAGTTGTCACTTTCTACCTCAAATGTATCTCCGCTGTGAGCCACTGACACTTTCACGAGAGGCAGTGCGTCTTGAACAGACTTCAATGCAAAGTCCTCGTTTATGTTTTGGTGACTGAGATGTATTAGGATTATCTGCTTTGTGCTGATTGACGAGTTGCGTCTGCAGAAGTCGATGCAGTCTTCAAGTCCCATGTGGTTCTCGGGGTGGCTCCGGCTCTGTTCCGCGTTGACAAAGTTGTCGATGAGCGTGTCGTCATCGTGGTTGCATTCGACCATTATGCAGTCGATGTCCTTGAAGTTGTACTGACACCCCATAGCGTCCGTGACGAACACAATGCGTTCCTTTGTCGGCGTTACTATCAGAAAGCCGTAATTTGGCACGTTGTGGGCGACTTCGAACGGCTGGACGACAAATCCTCCGACGAACGTCTTTTGAGCCATAGGAAGCGGCTTTATGCCCTTAATCGAGCCTTCTTTTAGCAGTTCCTCGTAGACTTTCTCGCCGCAGAACACTGGGATACCTCGTCTGATAAACTCTTTTGCGGTGGACTTGTTTAAATGGTCTGTGTGCCTTGGTTTTATTCACCAGTGCGAGGCGATACAGCCCCGCACCGATGCAAAGTCCTCCATATTTAATGTATAATCCATCATTTTCATTCCGAGTTCCACAATCAAACATTGATTGTTAGAGCGTAGCAAAAATCCGTTTCCTGTGCTACCAGTGTTTACTACCTTGATACTTGTTCCCATATAAATCCTCCCGCTTGTTTTCTGATGTGTCCTGGGCAGAACTCTTCTTTACCTGCCACCTGTTTTATATTTCTTGCACATACACCGGTTGCCCTACTCGCTTCCGCTGCATTTTCATACATTGCGATAAAGTTGCCTTGCAAGTCCTTTTGAATGATTTTTTGCGGTCTTACATACTTATTGTAATAGTTCATTCCTTTTACGTCCCTCGAATCAATATCTTTTTTATAGTGTTCTTCTGCGGATACAAGTTCAAGATTTTCAACGCAATTATTTTGCTTATTATGGTCTTTATGGTGAATGTGCCATTTGTGTCCTCTTGGTATTTCTCCAACAAAATGTTCATAGACTAATCTGTGTATCCTTGTGTATTTAACCTTCCCCATCCATTGAAGAATCACGGAAAAATATCCGCCTTTTGCATTTACATTTGGCAAGACACGCCATTCTGTGATTCTTTGAGTGGGGTTCCTTCTTTTTTTACACGATAGAAGAGTGCCTTTATCGCCTATCCGATAGACACCTTCAAACCCTTTAATATCTACAAATTTTTCTTCCATATTATTCGTTTTTATAGTCCATCATTTTGCACCCAAGTTCGAGCACAAGAGCCTGACCGCCGCTTTCGAGAATGTAGCCGTTCGCAGATGAAGATGAAGAGCAAACGTGAATAGTGGTCATATTATCGTTTCATAGTATAGTTAATACGTCTCGTGCATATAGTCGCCTGCTTTTATTTCAGAATTTTCATCTTCTGAGCACTCTATAAATTCAGGAACTTGTGCTTCAAAAGTATCGTATAGAATCCAAATATTCTTTTCTTGGTCAAAACCTTGCAGGATTTCTATTAATTCTTTTACTTTCATAACTTATAATTTTATTCCGTAGTATTTTATTTTGAATTTAATAATATTGCTATATATATCAAACTTGTTACGTAGGCGCTCATCATTGACAAAAACGCAAAAATTGCAGTTATGTCAAGTATACAAATATCCCTTACTTGTACTCCGAAAAGAGAAAAAGATGGTAATAAAATCGCTTGCCCTGCTTGTGGGAACGCAAATATAAATAATAAAAGAAGTACAAAAAAAGCAATAAACGAAACAAAGAAACCGATTAAACAATCTTCTATTTCATCTCGAAACTTTAATTCTTCATTCCCCATAATACTCATTTATTTTTGATTAAACAGTTTTTCAAGTTCTTCCTGCAACAAGTCGAACGCTTCTTGGTCGCAGATGTGCTCGTATGCCTCCCTCCATTCCATCGCCCTGTCGTGGAAATAGGCACCGTCGGCGAAATAAACGCTTTGCGCCATAGCACGGATTATCTCCGTGTCATTCGCAGTTACCTTTTGATGTGCTTCTACCTCTTTCATTGTCTTTTTGACTTAGTGCCCGTGGGTTTGTCTCCTTGCCCACGGGCTGTTGGCTGTCCAGAGCCTCCTTTGTATAGTTGGCGAACCTCGGGTTATTCGATGACTTTCACCTCTTCGATTGGGTGTTCTCGCGCCCACTCCATTTTGAGGTCGTTCATACGGCGTTCGATGTCGTGCTGACGTGCGGTGTGTGCGTCGCGCTGTCTGTTCACGGCTTCACGATAGCGGTCGTTTTCCTTTCGTTGATTCTCGACGTGTTCCTTGTTCAAGGCGTCAAGGGTTTCGCGGTTTTTTTTTCCGTTGTCCTGCTGCTCTTCGCGCAGTGATTGCATCTTTTGCAGATACTCTTCTCGGTTCATAATTCTGTTGATTTAATTGGTTTTTATTTCAATCTTCTTGAGTATTCTCTTGTACCACGGGAGGGCGTTGAATCGCTCTATCTCTTTGTGTTCTGTATCTCTTTGGTCATAAGCATCGTCTAACTGCTTGTTTAATTTTTTGATTTCATCGTTGAGTTTTTCAATTTTGCCATCTTTGTGACTGATTTCAGACAGAAGCCCTGCCTGTTCAGCATTTGGGTTTATTATACACCCAATGCTTTCAGTAAGGCATTCTTTTTCTCCCGTAATTGCATCAATCACTACTTTACACTTCTCGCGTGAAATAAATGCCGGAATATTTTTTAATTGTGAGATAATAATCCCCATCGTCTTTGCGTTGCAAGTGAAGTTGCCGTACATCTTAACGTACTGCTCACCGTCAACCCAAACACCTTTGTTGCTTTCAACAACAAGTTTGCCGTCATCGTTGAAGTAGAAGTACTGCGGGCGCTGTTCTTGTTTTTTTTCTTCCATTTCGATATGTTTTTAGTTTGTCTTGTGCCACAGGCCGGACTCGAACCGACATCGGACGCGGGGCGTCATTTTACCAACTGACCAATAGGGTCATTAAACTACGGTGGCAACCATCCCACGTTTCACACTGGAGACGAGATTATACTTTACTTGGATTTGAATATCGAGAAAATCCACTGAAGGAAATCCCATATCTCGTTGCGGTCATAAATCTTGTTTGCAGCGAGACCGCATCCAAGACCGATGAGAACGGTCTTCACCCAGCCCTGCCAAGTGTCGATAGCACCACAGTCGGCGAAAAAGCCGAGTTGGAGGGCAAAGCCGATACAAGCAAGGGCGATTGAAAATACCCACGAAAGGATGAGTTTTGTCCGAGAGTTCTCGACCTTGAATAGGCGGAACAGTGCCTCATTGATGGTAATGACACCACCCACAAATGCTACGAACGTAGCGAACATTGTCATTAAAGTCGTTGCCATAACTATGTATTTTTAATGGTTAATAATTTACTTGTCGAACATTTCTGTCTGAGCCTTACCGTCGTTCTGCACAACCTCTCCTGTCTGCTCGTCCACGACCTCCGCCTCTTGGAAGTCCTGCGGCTCCGTCTCGACAGGCATTTCTCCGCCGTTGTCAACGTAGTGGACTTGAGGATTGTCCATATCTCCAGAGAGGGCGGCTTGGTCACGCTCGATAGCCATCTGCATTTCGAGCGACTTTGGTAAATACTTGGTAATCAGATGTTTAAGCACAGATTTGAGCGCCATGCTATTAAAGTCATCTTTCCAAAGGCCGTAGCCCCGCTTGAATGTTTGCGAGAAACGGAGTCCGTGCTGTTTGCACTTCTCAACGTCCCAAAAGACGTATTTTTCAAAACCGTTGGAAAGTTTTGCGTAGGCGAGGTAGCCGATAATCTTGTCAGACTTGCGTTTTGTTTCGTCGAACACGTACTCATCGGTGAAACGGTTGTGTGACACAAGTTCGCCCTCATAGACAATCTCGTTTGCGAGGCGGACAACCTGACCGCTACGTTGAGCGAGTTCTACCCACCCCGAGCGCATAATTTGGCAAGTCGCTGTGCACGAGCCGGTTTTATTGTCTTTGAACGGGATTATTGCTGCATAGCCGAGGTTAGGATTGATAGGCAAATCCAAGGCAGCGGCGGTTGCTGCGGCAAGAATGATAGAGTTGACGTCTGCTTTTTTGAGCAGGTCGTTGTTGCTCACCACATTGGTGATAGAGGTGATAAATCCGGGAGCACGTTTCCCGAGCATATCGGAAAATCTCTTTGCCACCGACTCGCTTGAAAGGGCGACTTTCAAGTCTTTTGCGTTGTTGTACTGTGCTACTTCGCTCATACTATTTGATTTTTTCGTTTAACTTTTCTTTGATTGCTTTCACGTCCTCTGCGAGCTTGCAAGTTTCTTTCTTGACGGATGACGCGACGGACGCAATTCGGTATTCGACGGTACGTCGGGCATTGTAACCGAACATCTTCTGTATCTCGTATATCTTGTACTCTCGGCTTGCGTAAAGCAAATACATCAGTACGCTGTGTGCCGCCGAGAACGGATATGCTCGTTTCGAGGTGTCGTACAAATCTTCCTTGGAGACTTGGAAGTGCTCTGCCACTGCTTTTTCTATGTATGTTTTATGTTTCATAATTCGACTGCAAAATTACGAAGAAAAATTGAATACGCAAAACATTTTTCGCAAATTATTGAAAATATTTTCCAACCATCTGGTTTTCAACGCTAAGTTTTGTTCATTTTTCTTCTCCGGATAGTCTAAAAAGCAACTCTTCGTGTGCCTTTTCGGCACATTTCCTGCAATATGGGTGCGGCGGAATGTCGGGGTCTACGTTACATGGATACCATACTTCCGCTTGCTTCCCGCATTCGACGCACTTGTAGTCGGATGCTTTAATCTTCTTTTCCTTGCTCATTATATATTGAGTGTTGCTTGGTTTTTGACTTTCTTTGTATACTTTTTCCGCTCGGTCTTCATAAACGGGCACAGCGTTCCGTGCAGGACGAAGTCTCGACAGATGTCGATTGTGCGTTGGTTGATTGGCTCGTTCGAAAACATTCGCAGAACGATATCGCGTTGGATGGAACACTTCGGCATATTGTTCTTTGTGGAATTCGTATACCGCATACCATCGTCTCTCGGTTCGCTAGACTTGATACATTTGTCGCAGCAGTATGCCTCAAATGCTCTGTGGTCGCTGCCGTTGCTGAACGGGTCTTGGTTTACAAGTTTCTTCATCTTCTGTATGTTTTATTCAATTCGTCGGCGTCATTAGAGCCTTGAATGTAACTTTGTTTAGCCACTTCTTGCATTGCTTCCATCTGTTCGTTTGTCATATCGAGGGCAACAGCGATTCTGAGTATCCAGTCGTGAATAGATTCTTTCTTTCGTTGTTTCAGATTTCGTTGCATATCAAGTATCAGAATAGTTTTAATTGGTTTAACTCTGGTTCTATTCTTTTTCGTGCGATTTCTGCATATTCTGTGCTCAACTCCGAACCTATGAACTTCCTGTTTCCAAGTGAATGAATGACTGCAAGTGCGGTCGTTCCGGAGCCTAGAAAACAATCGTACACCACGCCGCCTTCGGGACAACCTGCGAGAATGCAAGGCATTATCAGTTTCTCGGGATACATCGCACAATGCTCGATGTTGCTCGGCTGCGTATTAACAGACCAAACGTCACGTTTGTTTCGAACAACTCTTTCTGCTCCGTATCCGCCGCCGGGATTGTCACGTTGTCCTGTTTCTTGTGACCACTTTTGTGTCTGCGGTTTCCATTCTTTCCCCGACTTTGTAGCAAACTGCGGGTCGTCGTTATCGCCATATTTCTTTCCGCCAAATCTGATACCTGTAGAAATGCCATACTTTTCAGGCTCGCGCGACTGTTTTGTATCATAGTCAAACTCTCGTTGCCTGACTATACCGAACGGTCTGTTCTCGAAAGTCTTCGCAGGCTCTTGGATTGCCTGATAATCGAAGTAGTATTTCTCGTTCTTTGAAAAGAGAAAGATGTATTCGTGGGATTTGACGCAACGGTCGGTTACAGGTTCTGGCATTGCGTTCGCTTTATCCCAGATAATATCCTGACGGAGATAGAAACCGCACCTGTCACGGAGGGCAAAGGCTAAAAGCTATGGGATACCGATAAGGTCTTTGTTCTTGCACCCGTTCCATCTTTCTTTCTTGAAACTATCAGTGTTTGCACTTTTCCATTTCGGGTTGTCGTTTCCTGTTTTATTGCCGTTGTAAGTATCACCGATGTTTACCCATACGGTTCCTGTCGGTTTCAACACGCGATATACTTCGGCAAACACCTCGACAAGATTGTCTATATACTCGGTCGGGGTCTGCTCTCTGCCAATTTCCTTATCGCTATCTGTATAAAGACGCAAATTAAAGTAAGGAGGCGACGTGACGACACAGTCGATGCTATCGTCATCCATCCTTTTGAGCGTTTCGATACACGGCTCGTTGTATATTTTATTCAGTTCAATCATTGTTTTCATTTTTGATTATTTCAGAGAATACGCGAGCCTTGTACTCTTTGTAGACCGTGTCTTCGTCAGATGGCTGTGGTCTTCCCTGTTTCATTCTCTCTTGCGGAGTTCCAAAAGTCCTGCGTGCTTTCCGTATGCTGTATTGCTCGGCAGCATTTAGTCTGTTGTCCACATATTGGTTGAACCAGTCCATCACAGTTGCGCAACTGAGACGCTCGTACATTTTGCCGTACTTACCCAAACGAGCGTCGGTGAAAATGACCTTTATGTCAGCAAAGGTTATCATACCTCCGTATTCGGAGATGATGTTTTCGGCAGTAAAGAATATTTCCTCGTTGGACATACCTTCCTTGAGATGCAGAAATCTGTCTGTCGCGAAAAGCAGCATTGCGAGTGTTTTTTTCAAGTTTGCCCCATCATCGTCGCTCTCTCTCTTGATACGGAGCAAGCATTTAACGGTGTCCGGGTTATCCGCTTGCAGGGCGACGCAATCTGACGGTGTTCTGACGGTGGCAAACTTATCATTGAGCCGAGCCATTACCGTAACGGCGTTCGAGTTCGTCAAAGAAAGACTGCTCGTCGTCGCGGGCGTTTTGGTGTTGTTGTCTTCCATTTTTCAGTTGCGAGTATATTTCGTTGAACTTTGAATTAATTACAGGTAGAGAGAAATTGTCGATTATCCATTTCTCGACCCTGCCGCTATTGAGTATTGCTTGGATAAATGCGTCAAAATTAAACGCTATGGCATCCTCATTGTTCTTGTCTTCCTCGGGTAACTTGCTTTTGATTTTGTCAATGATGTGTTTTATAGCATTAGCATCTTTCGCCTCGTAATAATACTGCTCTCCTTTTTTCTGCAAATAATGCTGCTCGAATGCAAGTCTGCACCGATGGATAATCGTGTATTTTTTTTCTTTTTTCTCTTTTATAACAGAAATATTTTTTTTCTTTCCTGCCGAAGCATTTTCGCTCGGCACGTCTACGATAGTAGACGTAACATTATTATTTGTGTTATTAGTTGTATTGTTATATTGTTGGTATTGTTTGTCCGCTGGCGGAATATGGTCATCCGCTGGCGGAATGTCGATTTGGTCATCTGCGGAAAATGGGGTTTCTTTCTGCGGAAAATCCGTGTATGTTTCATATCCAAGTTCTTTCAAATACATAAAAAACTTGTCAGTGAATGAATACCAAACGGTTCTGTCAAATGGACTCTTATTGAAGTTTTGTTTCATAATAAGAGGCTCGTGTTTGGGCTTTACGTCCTTTTTGTCAGTGCCACCAGCGAGGTCGATAAGTATTCTTTTCACCTTACTCTCACTCCAGAAAGGAAATTGTTTTGCGAAGGCAGTAAGGGAGTTATATGTCCAATACCTCCCGTCGTGATAATTCATATCATTGGTCGCATTGTGTTTTATCCAACCATAAATATTGGAAATTATTATCGCCTCCTCAAGGCTATATTTCTCGGCGATGCGAGCGTCAAAAATAATACCATTGTCTAACATAATAACATCTCCTTAGACGTTTTCTTTCAAAAGAATATCCGCTATCTACTTTCGGCTTGCCCTCCGATTTTGATAGCGGATAATTCCTATATTTTCTGTTCGTTAATGGTCGCTATTGGGCAAGACACGACCGACGAATTTCTTTTCATTGCCATAATAACGCGACAACTTTTCTTTTATTGTGTGCTGAAAAAAATTTTTCTAACTTTTTTCTATCCTCACCCTGACATAGTCCGTTGTCACGTCTTGGCATCTGTCTTGTACTTCTATGTTTTTCAGTCCAAGTTCGACTGCCTCGAGCCAAGCAAGGAAATGTACGCAGTCGTCGCGAAATTTACATTTTTCGCCCGTACAATGCAAATATTTGTGGTTAAACCTGTTAGCCATTTTCTTTTTTTAAAAAACGATTACAAAGACACAAAACAATTCTTAAAACAATAATGATTGGGACAATTCTTTGTCTATTCTTGCTTTTGCGATGTCGAAATACTTTTTTTCTATCTCGCACCCGAGAAAACGTCTTTTTTCTTGGATTGCCGCGACCGCAGTTGTGCCCGAGCCTAGAAAAGTGTCAAGTACGATGTCATTCTCGTTTGTGCTTGCCCTTATTAATTCGCGCATCAAGTTGACTGGCTTGGTTGTCGGATGCCCTTCGTTCTTGGCAATAGGATAGCGTAGCACTGTGTTTTTGCATCTGTAATTGTAGGTTGCACCCGATTTTTTTGCGAACACACAAGTCTCTATGCCGCTGAGCCATATATGTTCGCCATTGATAGGGAGCGGGTTTGTCTTTTCCCAAACAATCAACCGTGTCCCTGTTTTCTTGTCTCGAAAGAAACTGTTGATTTGGGAGATTTGTCCAAGTCCGCAAAAAATGTAAAAACTTCCCCTACACACACGCCACATTTCATCAAGTACAGCATTAAGGTCTATTTGTGCACCGTCAGCGTTTCCGTGGTCGAAACGTATTGTGTAACCGTGGCATTGTAAACCGTTGCTTTTCCTGTTGACTTCATTATAGGGTATGTCTGTACAGATGCAATCGACGCCGTTCTTTTCGATATTACGCATATATTCAAGGCAATCACCAAGTTCTATTGTATTGTACTGCATAATTATTATTATTTTGGTTCCGGATATTGCGAGCACACCCATTGGTAAAAACTTTCCGAGAGGAGTTCGACCTCTTCAATGGTGGTTTCGTCACTCCATGATGTCGTGAGTTCCAAACTCTCGTCGATAATTCGCGATACAGCTGTGTGTATTTCAATACCAACGTTGTCTCGCCCCTCTTTTGGAATTCGGTCGTAATACTCTGGATGTAGAATGTTGTCATAGATACTCAGAAGTAATTGATACCCTGCCCTATCCTCATCCCATCTGTTGTCATCTCTGTGGAATGACTTTCCGATAACGTAATCTTCTCGGTGCCAATGCTGATTATACTTTTTGTAACCTCTGTCAATCAGTTGCTTTTCAAGTTTGTCGAATTGTGTTTTTTTCATTTCTCACCTCCTTTCCCTTTTGGACAATGTCTCATATAACGACACTCCATATCAAAACCAAATCTGTCCTTTTTATGCGGGCACGCTAACATATATGATGGGGCGTTATCTTTGGTGTAATTAAACCCCAATGGTTGTACTCTTACAATACTGTCTTCGCAATTGCGGCAGATTGTGATTTTCATTGGTTGCCTCCTTTCGAGAATAGTTTGTCATAGCACTTTGCACAGAAAGGAATACATGCTTCGTCAAAAATCAGGTCATCGTAACTCAGAATAAGTTTTCCGCATTGTTCACATACAGCATGAGCACCTTCCACCCTTTTCGCGAAACGCATTGCCGCGTTCCAGCCTTGATGAAAAGCAGCCATTGGGTCTGGGTATCGTTTGCGCCTTGTAATGCGCTCTATCTTTTCATAGTTTTTGTATATTACGTCGTTAGAAATATCAGATATTTTCATTTTCACATCCTCCTATTGATTTGTCGAGTTTTTTGACGAGTTTGTCGAGTAGGCACTTGACGACTTTTAAGTCTTCCTTTGTCGCGAAACGGTACTCACCCTTCTTCAATAACGAAAAATTGGGTTCGCCGTTCATATCGGCTTTGATTCGTATTTCGTAATCCTGATAGAACGTGCTCATTCTTTGCCTCCTTCCGCGTTGTGTACGAACTCTATGTTGTCATTGTTCTCGGCGGAGCAGGACGGCTCGTTGTCTTTCTTTTCATACTCGCTTTCGTCCTTCAAATGGCGGGCTATAATGGCGAGGGCAGCGGCGTATGGAAGAACGTCGTCGACCTTTTTCATCTCTTCGAGAGCCTTTGCGTTCTTGTTTCCTTGATATACACAGATAAACAAGCAGACGGACATAAGCAGCAATCCTACGGCGTTAAACCATTTGCCACAGGCGGCGTTAAATCCGATTGTAAAGAAGTCAAATGCAAGCACGATGCCTGCGACGATGTTGAGAGTTTTTTGTTTCATTGCTGTATTACTTTTAAATGTTAGACTTTTAATAAAACCCCGCCGCGTATGCAGAAAGTAGGACTAAAGGTTTTTTGACGGCGGGGCTAATTGGTTTAATATTCTTCGCTTACGAAAATTCCGCCTTGAATCCAGACCCTCTTGCCGTCGAGGTCGAAGAAAATCTGATTGTCGGAGCCGTTGTCTCTGATGTCGAACTTGCCTTCCCACGTGGCGATTGTGTCGCCGGTGTAATCCATCAGTGTGGCCGTTCTGTGGAGGCCGGAGAATTCTGATGACAGATTTTTAATGCTGCGTGAGCACCTCTCGCAGGATGCGAATTGGATTGATGTCGCTACGATTGCGATTGCGATGATTAATTTGAACTTTTTCATTTTGAATTGGTTTTATTTTGTTTCTATTTTGAGAGGTTCATCCGAGCAGAAGAGGTAGAACGTTTGAACGCCGTCGAAGTGAGGCAAGTTGCCAGTAGAAAAAATCGCACTTTCGTCGATAAACACTGGCATGTTCACATTTAACTTCTCGCAGAAGAAACGCTGAATGTCTGCGGTGACGGCGATACGGCTAGCGTTGTTCGATGTAGCGAAGTTGACTCCTTCGGAGTTTTTGAGCACAATGTCCGGAACTGTGGTGCCATCTTTCTGCTGCGACCAACACTCGATGTAGGAAGATTTGAGACCGTCGTTGACTTTGTGGGATAGGATTTCCATCTGCTCCTGCTTGAAGTCCTTGACGAGTTGTCTGCGACGTTCGTACATTGCGAGTTCCGCGCCTTTTTCACGCTGCTCGGAGCGTAGATTGTCGATGTCTATTTCGAGCGACGAGAGACGGCTTTGCAGACCTTTCTTCATATAGAGTCCTTTGAGTTTCTCCTTGATGTCGGCTGCTTTCTGCTTGAGTTCTCCGTCCTCGGGCATCTTGACTTCGGGGATGACAACGGCATCTATGTCCGCTTGGAGAATCTTTCCTTGCTCGGTGAATTCAAACGGGGCGATGTCACTTGTGCGGAGGTCGTTAAGTTTCTGCTTGAGTGGTTCGGTATCCTCAAAGACGATAGAGTTGATTTCCTCTTGCCGATTCTCGATTTCTTTGTTGATGCGGTCAATATAATCCTTAAACTCATTGCCAAATCCGATAACTTCTTTAAGTTCCTTCTTGTTCATCTCGTAGAAGTCATTCATTGACTTCTCCTGCATCTCTTGCGGTAGTTCACGACCGCACACAGGACAAACGCTCACTCCGTCATATTTCCTTGACTTTATCGCTTCAATCCTGAAACGGATGTCATCCAGTTTTTTCTCGTGCCCATCTAGTGCTTTCTTGTCAATATCATTAGCCCTCCGCAACTCGGCGATGTGCGACTTCTTTTCGGCATTCTCTTTTTCGATGCGGGAAATCTCGGCACACAAGTTATTGTCTTGTTCAATAAGCCCCTGCATATAGGTCTTCTTCGCCTTGTCGTAGACTTCCTGCTTCATCCGCTTGTCGCCCTCTGCTTTTGCCTTTGCCTCAAGTAGCGGCTTCATACGAGCGGAATAGTCGAAAATCTTTTCCTCGATGGACTTCTGTTCACCTTCGAGAGTGTCTATCTCGTTCTGCACGGCGGTGAAGTCTGTCTGCTTGATTTCGCTGATTTCGGCTTCTTTTTGGGCAATAACGGTGGGTATCTCGTTGAGGCGTGCGTCGATGCTCTTGGAGAGGTTTTTGGATTGTTCCTCGATTTGCTCTGGGGTCATCTTTTGCAGGAGTTCGTCGATGTCTTCATAGTCGCCTTTCATCTCGGAACGCTCGACAGTGCCGACAGTCTTTTCGATGATGGCGCGTGCTTTTTTCTTGTCAGAAAAAACAAGGTTGATGAAGTATTCGCCTGACAGAGTATATCGAAGCATATCGTCAGTGGCTATGTTATTTGATAGCCAGTCTTTATACTCCGTTGCGCCGTATGATATATTGTCAACAAAATATTCGTAGTTGTCAGATGCAGATTTAATATAGGAGTCTGTGCCCCTCTTTCGTGCGAAAGCGGCCGTTGCAGTGCGTTTCAAAGTGTATTCGTTGCCGTCAATGTCGATAATAGCCTCGACAATAGCAGTTGGAGTATCTGGCGACAACTCAACGCGATTGTCGAAAAGGTTATAGTTGCCGACTTCGTTTGCGGAGCAGCAACCGCATATAAGCCATTGCCAAGCGGCGATGCGTGTTGATTTGCCTGCTGAATTTCGTCCTGAAAGAAAATTGGTATTTCCGTATGAGTCATTGAAATTTTGACCTCGGAAGTTTGATGCAGACAACTTTTTAATTTTTACTTGTTTCATAATAAAATATTTTAATTGTTTTCAAATAATGGTGTAAACCTCCAAATAAAACCTTTGTAGGTTTTTCTCTTTCCAAGACAGCAAGAACTTATATTATTTGCGCGAAAACCGTTTCTTTGACATTCTGTTTCACTTGGCCATATTTTAATTAATTCAAAATCTAACGAGTATTGGTAAACTTTCTTCTTCTTCTCTGAGTTCCTGTTTAATACTTTTTCTTTTATATTATTTAATTCGTTTTCATGAAGGGCTTTGAAACTCCAGATATGCCCTTTATGCTTTGTTTGCTTCCCAATGCAGCAATTAGAAATACACGCTTGCGAGAATCCAAATTTTTCAGGTTCTGCTTCGTTGTTCCATATATTAACAAGTTCCCCATCAAGTGTGTATTGATACACTTTCCTAACCAAATGTTTGTTTAATTTAGGAATGGCCATTTTTGAAAATTCAAGCAACTCTTGTTTGCTCATTTCATAGAAACTCCAAATAAAACCTTTATGCGTGAGTCTTTCTTTTTTACAACACGCATGAACTTTGCATACTAAAAATCCTTTTTCTTTAAACTCTTTTGAATACTCCCATTTCTTTATAAACTCACCATCGAGTGAATATTGAAAGACAGGGATTGTCTTTGTCTTTGAAGTCCTTTGCGCTGATGTCCCGTACCTATTGTTTTCTGTGCTTGTAACTACTTCGAGGTTTTCTGCACAGTTATTATGTGGGTTCTCGTCTTTGTGATTTATAACAAACATTTTGTCTCCGTTACCTTTGCCCATGTATTTAAACTCAGGGAGTATTCCATTGAATGCTTTATAAACCAATCTGTGAACAAAAATTTTCTTTGTTTTGTTGTCTTTGCACAATGTAACCCTATGGTGTTCTTTTCTAATGTCATGCCGTAAAAGCGATGGTCTGTTTGTCGAATGATAATTCAAACTTTTTACCCTACCTTTGTTGCTCACTTGATACAGCCCTTCGTACCCCACAACGTCTTTCCAGACCTCACCGTCAAGGTCGACGATAGGTTCGTGCACTTTTTTAGACTTTCGTCCTTCCGTTTGTTTCATCTTGCTATTCCTTTTCTGCTATTCCATTTGTTGATTTTGAGGGTTTTGTAGGAGAGGCGGAATAGCAGTTATCCTCTCCTACGCCCTCTGAAATTTCGATGCAAAGATACGAAGATTTTTTGATTATACAAATATTTTTACGCCCTCCTCCAACCTATAATTTCGTACTCGCAGTCCATTCCGAGATACTCGGCGACAGCGTTTTCTACGTCCTCATCCTCGACGTAACACTCTTTCTCGAAGTCGTCGCAGGTGAGAAGTGCATCGACCGTGATTGTCGTGGTGAGTGTTGTTTCACTGTCCTCGAAAGTGATGTTTGATGTTTCATTCTTGAACTCGTCGATGATGTGTTGTCCGAGGTTGAATATTAAGACCTCAACTTCAGCGGGGACGTATTCGTCCTCGCACTCATCGTAAGGATTGGCAAGTTTCCAATCATCATAACTGTTGTATCCCATAGTCCTATATGTTTTTAATTGATTTCGGTTGCAAAGATACGAACTTAATTTGATATACGCAAATTTATTTTCGCACTTTTCAATTAACTACCACGTTTTCAATACTGTCGCATAGTAATTTTTAACATTTTCACGGTAGGCTTCAGGCGCTTCCCCATTCCAGATGTCCACCGCTTTGTCAATATTCAGCGTCGGATTGTGGTGTTCCATAACTGCTTTGAACATTCCGTATGAGCATCCTGCGTCGTATCGGTCGCTGTAAGAGTAAAGTTCCTCACCGAGCACTCTGTTTGCCTCTCGCACCATTATTTCAGAGATTTGAAGGCATCCTACGTACTTTCCGCAAGGCGATACGGCATCTTCTGCCATCCGCGACTCTTGCATTGCGAAAGCGTCCGCCATTGCGAAAATGGTATCTATGCGTTCTTTTGCTCTTGTTTCTTGCGGAAACGTGTCTGTAATCGCTTCTTTTCGGTTCTCGGTAGAATTGCCGCATCCGACCGTCAAAAGTGCCGCAAACGCGGCGAAAATCATTTTATTCATAATTCAATCCTCTTCTTCTGATTTCTGATTTATATCCATTAAAGGTTACTATAATTATTGTATCTTCCGTACTCTTGTATATACGCTTTTGCGCTTCGTTATACAAGGGCTCTATGTTTTTAATTGACTCTATGAGCACATCATCAGGTATTTTGGAAATTTTTTCATCCAACGTTTTCTTAATGTCCATAATTATTCTTGTTTTAATTTGTCTAATGCCATTTGCAATGCCTTTGGAACATTTTCGTTGTACCAATCTTTAACAATCCTTCTGCAATCGTCTTTAGATTTTCCATAGAGAATGTCACTTTCTAAAAGAGTGTAATCTTCACCGTCAGAATAATGATTACCATCTTCGTCTTCTGGTATATGAAAACAACTCAAAAATATAATTGAACATATTACAGAATTGTCAGGATAATATCTTGTGTCACAGTTTATAACTTGAAAGTCAAAATCTTCTTTCCCTTGGCAGTCTTTTGTCCATACTGCGTTTTTTGTAACATCCATCTTATTCTCCTTTCATTGCGTTAATAAACGCATTAAGATTCACGACACATTTGGTTTCACCGGTTCTTGGCTGAGTGTAGGTAACATTGGTTTTTAACCAATCACAAGCCTTTTCAATAACTGTGTCATTATTCACTTTAAGGCCAAGTTCAAAGAAATGTTTGGCAATATCAATAGCAGATGGATATTCACCACCATTTTCGTAAGCATATCTACCCATAAAGCCTGTCAATGTTTTATCCAAGTCCACCTCTTGCACTTCAAGAGTGTTTAATTTCATCTCCAACGTGCGTAAAGCGTGTTGCCAACCATTACAGTAAGATGAACTGTCATCCACTTTACCTTTTAATTTATTTATCTCCGCCACTACAGCGTCTTTGTCTATTAGTTCCATATTTTGCTATTTTAACAATGCTTTTAAGTCTTCAATAATTGTTTGGTTATGCTCATCAACATTGAGTAGATTGACCAAACTAAGAAGTTCTTTTTTCTCTTCTTTATATTGCTCGTCTTTCCATTTGGCCATTTCCACTAAATCTTCGTAAAGAGATTCATGTAAAGCATTAAAATTTACAACATCGTATACTTGATTAGTGTTGGATATACTTATTATTTCTCTTATTTTTTCTTCGTTTGTCATATTTTAATTGGTTCTTCTTCAAATGTTATCTTTTGTCCTGTTAAAGCTAAAATAGAATTAAATGGTAATGTTATCCCAGTATCGGGTTCAAATGAGTACCAATTTTCATCGGTGTGCCCATAGTCATCAATCCAGTCATTGTTTTCTCTCACAGGACAATGTTTGAATATTAATTCAATTCCGTCTTTGTTTACTGCCAAGTATGCCATAGTTTAATTTTTTATGTTGATTAATCCTCGTCCAATATCAAGGTCTTTTCACAAAAGCAACATAGGTTCATACACTTCGGTTTGTATATCACCTTGGGATATACCATCCGGCATGCCGCAAACGTGTTCTTTGCAAAGTACCCCGCTTCCCCTGCGTGTTCCCCTGTAATCCACTTGAAATTCGCAATCTTTCCATATATATGAGTGATTTCTATTTCCTCATATTTTAATGGTGATATTATGCTGAACTCTCTACAATCGTCCATGTAAAGTCTTGCCCTGACAAAAAGTTTTTCAAAGTCAACATTCGGCAACCTGAGTAAGCATGAACGTTCTTCGTATTGGTATCCGTTGCTACTTAATACTTTCGCATACCCTGCTTTCTCCAATATGTAACTCGCAAACTCATCTTTTGTCCATCCATACCTCTCATAGAGGTGTACTATAAAATCGTTGTTCATATCAGAAAAGTTTTAGTTGATTATAATTTTTCAAGTTCTTTCATTGACGAATCGACAATATTTTGGCAGTGCGCCTTGTATGACTCAATAAGTTCCATTGCAAAGGTGCGAGGCATATCCGTTATTTCCAGTTTTGTTGTTACTGTATCGTGTTCTACCGCAGTTACGAAGTTTACAACCTGCAACTTTGTGTTTATGTAATCTCTTTCAAAATCGCAAGTGACTTCTTCGATGTTTTTTAGGATTCCCTTGTACTTGTTAATTGTTTCGACTAAACCTTTCGCCTCTTCAAAATTTTCGTATTTCATATTAGAATAATTTTAGTTGTTGTAATTCTGTTTCTATTCTCTTTTTTGCGACCTCGTAATAGTGCGGGTCATTTTCTATTATATAATAGAGGGAGAAACACTGCATCTTTTTTTGAAAATCCGTATTTTTGGAGGCGTTTTCTGATTGTTTCTGCATTTATTCCACTAATTCTACTCCACTCTGCCAATGTGTGACATATCCCGTCTATTTCTATAATTCTATTGTTCGTTTTATTATTTGCTTGCATATATACACTTACCCATCTACAATTTAGCGGGGAATAACCATTGTTGTTATCAATTCTGTCAATAGTAAGATTATCGTCATATCCGTTGGCAAGTGACCATTTAATAAAGTTTTTTCTCCCACACGTCCCCATCCATTCTTCTGTTACAATCACCCCTTTCCCCCCATACCTTTCGTAATTGATTGCCTTTCGATTATAGCATCTTGTAATCATATTGTCGTAAATACGATGCAATCTTTTGTACTTTTTAGGAGAATAGGGATTTTTATCAACCATCTCTTTTCTAATTTCAGTTAATATGCAACCGCAACTTTTTGTTTTCCCTCGAATTATGTTCAGTAAATTGATGCTTTTTTCTTTCCCGCAACCACATTTGCATATAACTCTTGGCTGATGTACACCACAAGGAGAAACATAATCATCAGTTAAAGATAATATAGTTAATCTTCCAAATTTCTTACCTATATATTCAGAATAATCTTTCATAATTTAAAACAATGTTAATTGTTGAAGTTCATTCTCAATCCTTTTTGATGCAATGTTGAAAAATTTCTCTTCGCGTTCGATGCAGATAAAATTCCTTTTCTCCCTTATCGCCGCTATCGCAGTCGTGCCGCTGCCGCAGCAACTGTCAAGGACTGTCTCACCCTCGTTGGTGTAGGTGCGGATGAGGTATTGTAGTAATGCCACAGGCTTTTGTGTGGGATGCAGATTCTCTCCTTTGTCTTTGTTGAATTGCAAAAGTTGTTTTGGATATCCAGATTTTGTCTGTGTGAAAGACTGGGGTTTTCGATTAGGGCGGTATGCCTTTGAGCAAGGTCTGTCGATTATTTCTTTGTGACAATCTTGCAGACCTTGAGGATAATATTTCATTTTTAATTTTGAATTTGGAGCAATATTACCTTCACTGAAAATGCTTATCGTTTCTATGATTTTCAAAGGCATATAGGGCGCTTGTGCAAAGTTGGCAAATCTATTTTTAAGCCAATACCAATCATAACGATACCATTCTATATTGGACAAACGAAGTGTTGATGCAAAAGGTTCGTTCCCGAAAAGAGCAACGATTCCGTTTGGAACTAATAGCCGCTTATATTGTTTCCATAATTCATCTATTGGTAAAATATTGTCCCATTTACTTTCTATGTAACCATACGGTAAATCGGTGCAAATCATATCCACGCTGCCGTCCGGAATATCCTTCATTTTTTCGAGGCAGTCAGCGTTATATATTTGATTTATTTCTAACATTTTATCTTTTTTAATTTACTTTGTTCATTTTATTTATACCATAGCACCTTTCTCCCTGCATAACCCTTTCTTTTATACGTGCGCAAGGTTTGGGTGATATATCAGATAATCTATATCGTGAGTTATATTGTTGAGATGTCCCTGATACATTCTTTTCGTTTTTCGTTAAACCCTTTCGGTGGTCATGCAGTCGGATAGTCGTTGGTGCTTGGAACGTTGCTACCACTTGTGAAAAACGCTCAACTCAACCTCTATGCTTCCTTTTTCGCCTTTCGCGTCATCTGTCGGCGTGCCGTGTGTGGGAAGGAAAGAACACCTACTAACTTACGGCAAATAGCCCTCCAAGTGTGCCAAAAAAAATCAACCTTTGCATATTGGGAAGTCGGCAAAGGTTGTTTTCTTGGTAATTGGAAGGCTACCACCTTATATCTGTTTAGAACATCCTGCGTGACTTCCCCAAGTCGCATTGTGTTGGTCTTCTTAATCTCTTGAATGACGCTGCAAAGATACGCACATTTCCCGAATTGGCAAAATATTTTTTCAAACTTTTTCGCATTTCGCTGATTGTCAAGAGCAATTTTTTCTCAATAAAGGTACTTGACAAGTTCGTTCAAGAGGAAACTTGCCTTCATTACCGAGCAAATTTCGGGTGGAAGAAGATGCTCCAAGTACTCATCTTGCGTGTCAAATGACTTTGCAAGTTTCACCTCTCCGACATCGCCGCCCCATATCGGCACGATGTACAAATCAACGGTGGGGTTTCCTTTGTTATCCTTGTGTCTTGCGAGTACAGACGCACCGCAGTAGAACACGTCGGCAATCGTCGTGTCGTTGAGTGTTCGTGATGTGTCAGCCTTTGCCACGCCTCGTCCTGTTTCCCTGTCAATTGCAGACAGCATATCTGGTGAAATTCCCATTCCGCGAAGTCGGGAGAGAAACATGGCTGTGCTGTGGTTGGAAGTCAAGGTGTCCACCTTTACCTCGGTAATCTCTATGCCGTCGGGATATGGCGACACTGACTCGATGTAGGCGATAACGGATTTTCTGATTTTCATTTCGCGCTGCTCTTCTTCTGTCGGCTGGTGGCAACTGACCAATACCATTGCGGCTGCTATGACCGCGAGAATGATTGATTTTTTCATTGTTGTATTTTTTATCTTTTATTTTTCTCAACTCGCTGAGATTGAGGGGAAAATCTTTACGTTTCCCATTGTCTTAGTGATTTTGATTTGTTTTAATTGTTAATTGAAAAGTGTGAGTTGCCCGTTCTCGTCTGTCTTTATTTCGGTCGGGAGAGGGTCGATTTGCTGTTTTTCTTTGATGAGTTCCTTGCCTCTTTTTGTTAATTGCCACTCGAACTTGTCTCCCTCAATGACTTCAGTGCCATCTTCTGTTACGATTGCCGTGTCTTCTGCTTTTGGCAGTTTGAAGTATTTGACCCATCCTCGCTCCGCAACCCACAGCCACCATTTTTCTCGCTTCTCCTGCACTTTCTCAGCGTCGGACAAGGTGTACTGCCAATAGGTTGTAAAAACGGCTCCAGTAGTCAAATTTCGCAGTTTGTCGAGTTTGAAGAATGTCGTCTGTTTAGGGTCGTTCAGTAATGCGTCCCCGCAAGTGACCGCGCCGTCAACAGAGTTGATGCAGAAATTGAGCATCGTCATCTTCGCGCAGGTCATCGAGAGGTCGTTGGCGTATAGTTTCGGCTCATACCCTTTGGAGCGGATATGTTTCAGAGCCATAAGCAGCGTGCGCCCCGTACCGCAGGCTGGGTCGTTCACAGTCATATCGTCGTGGAGTTTGTCACCCATAATGATTTCCGACATCAGCAGTGAAATACTCTCGGGCGTGAAGAACTGCCCGTGGTCACCGTGGGAGATGCGGCTCATAAAGATGTCGCCCAAAGGGTCGTGGTAGTCTTCCGCCTCGTCGCCGAAAGCGGTGACAGCCTCCTTGTAGGCGTTCTTAAAGTTTTCATCTTCCTCAATGCGCTTTCTCAACTGCATCTGACGCTCGTCCATATTATTGCAAAAGTACGACAATGCGAGGTCGAGGAAGTTGTTAAAGCAGTCGGCGAACTGGTTTCGTCCTCCGATTGACATTTTTTCAATTGCTTTATCCAGATTGGAGTATGTTCGCTTTTTTGTTGCCATAAATGTTTTTTTGAAGTCAAACGTTGTTTCTGTCTATGATTGTGTCCCAATATCTGACATACACGACAATTTCCGTATTTGCTTTCTTATTCAGAAAGTTCATTTCTTTGACCGCTTTGTCTTGGGAATCGTGTTGGCCAAATATAATTCCGTTGAAATTGCACAACACGAACTGTTTGCATCCGACGGATTTATTCCTCATCCTTACAATGAGGTCTTGCTTGTTAAAATAATCCATAATTGTTTGTATTAAAGTTTGTTCTCTAATGCGAAGTCGATGACGAAGTCCTCTGTCAAGTCGAGGAAGTCGGCAATCTCCACGTATGTATGTTCGCCTTTCATCAGCTATTGGTGAGGATTGCCTCCTGCTCCGGCGTGAGTTCAACCTTCTCGAACTCAATCGAGCCTTCAAGGTGCGCCAACTCGCCGTTATAACCCAAGCACCGGTAGTGCAGGAACGGGTCGTTGGTGAGTTTCACCGACATAACGTCTGGCAGCGCGTGGCTCTCCCTCGTCTTGACCTGCTTGATGTACTTGTACGGTTTTCCGCACCGCGACTGCCCGATGGCGAAGGCGCTGTCTATGAAATTTGCAATCATCTTTGAGCCGCCGAGGCTGTCGAGCGTCAGCGGCGACCACGGTCTTAGTTTCGGGCAGTGTGCGATGAGAAGGATTGTCAGCCCGAACTTCTCCTTGAGTTTCTTGAACTCAAACACCAACTTTTTCATCTTGTTGGCGTTCATTATCGACCCGAAACCGTTGGTGATATTGTCGATAATAATGAGTTTCGGTGCATCTGCCTCCGCCTGCATCGCGGTGATGAGTTTCTTGACCTCTGGCAGGATGTCTTCGTCATCCATCTCCGAGGTGTCAATCATCGCCCTGCGGTAGGTGTTAGGTATGTACTCCTCAGCCGTTGCGTATCTGCTCGCGAACTGCCGTGTTGACATTTCCAAGTCGATGTACAGCGAGGGGATGTGCGGACATTCAATGTCGCCCCAGTCGTGCCCACCGCCGCCCGCGAAGAACGCGATGTCGTTTGCGAGGATTGACTTTCCCGTACCGCTTCCGCCGAAGAGGATGGAAAGTTCCCCCTCATAGAGGAACTTTCCGAACACTTCTCTTGCCTTCCTTTTGTTTTCTTCATTGCCGAACAGGTCGGCTTTGCTCTGTATCTGTATCATAACTTTTTCTCTTTTTCGTATTTTTCAATTTATTTACACGACTGATAGTTCCTGTAATATTTGTCAAGGTTTTTTGCAACCTCATCAGACAAAATCTGTGCGCTGTTGATGCTTTCAGTCCATTGTTTGCCACAGCATTTGCACTTAAACTCTCTGTTTCCGAGGTGTGTGCGTTCCACCTCTATCACATCATTGTGGATTAGATGGCTTACAGGTGTCGAGTAATGGTTAGTTTCTATTGCTTTCATGTTTTTAGTATTTCTTGTATTTCTTGATTTCTCCTGTCATCAGGTTGTATAAGTTTCCGTGCGTGTCAACTACCCTTACGGTGTTGTCAAGGTCGTTCGTGTACCCTTTCCTTGATATGAAGTTGAGGCAAGCCCTGACTGATTTGTACGTTGCGACAAACTTGCCGTTATACTCAACGAAGAATGTTGTTTTCATATTGCTGATTATTTGAATAAACCTTTACCTTTGCCGAAGTTGTAACTGCCGCCGTCGGCAAGCACGACGAGTAAAATCGCTAATACTATCATCTCAAATGGATTTAGATTTAAATTTCGTCAGGGCATATAGTGATGCGAAAGTCTTCGACTTGGCATCCGTCAAAATCGTATGCACTTGTCACCATTTCTTCGAGGTGAGGTTCGAGCAGCCAATATGCGAAACCTTCAACATCCTCTTGCGTTTTGTTTTCCGGTGCTTCCACCGTCAGTTCGACGGTCATAGTTACTTTGTGTGTCTGTGTCATTTTTCAGTCCTCCATTTTGATGTAGTAGAAATCTATTATCTGCCCGTTAGCAGCCTCCAACGTAAGGTCGGGGTCGGGAAAGGATGAGTCTTGGAATTCGTTCAATCTTGGATTTTTGTTAAACGTTTCCTCCCTATACACATAGAAGTGTAGATAGGGGATTTTGACGTTTTCTACCGTGTCGTATGCAAGACTGCTGCTGTCCGTTGCGCCCCACACTCCCCAACATTCGTTTCCAACTGCGTTACAATTAATTGACTTGATGATTTTCAATTCTTTCTGTGTCATATCATTTTGTTTTAAAGATTAGTTAATTTTGTTTCTAATCGGCTCTGGCATCCAGAAGATATCCACGTTCCATTCGCTGTCCTTGTCAGCGCACAGAGAATCCTCTCCCTCAGTCCAGTAGTCTGCGTCCTCCTCGGTGCGTTTCCACCCGTCCTTCCATTTCTTGATTAGTTGGGCGACCCTCTGCTTCGCGAGTTCCTCGGTGGCATATATCTCGATGAGGATTTCCTCCTCCTCGCCGATATTCATATCGTAGTATGCCGTCACTCGGTATGCCATCTGCGGCTTTACTTTTGCCCTTGCGTGCGCCCAAGCGTCGTTGATGAGGTCTCCGAGTTCGTCCTTGTAATAGCCATCTGCGTAGCATTCTGCCTTACCGTTGTCCTCGATTTCGATGTTGTAAGTACCGTCACCGTTTTGATTAACATTGATGTATACCTTTTGTGGATTAAGTTCTTTGTTTGCAAGTTTCAGCAACTTCTTCCAATCATTTACTCTATTTGCCATAAGGTTTTTGTTTTTAATTGTTGTACCATTCGTTGAATTTCACTTCGTCGATTTCTATCTTGTAGAACCAAAAGTTGATGCTTTCTATCTCTTCGCTATTAAGGTCATCAAACAATCTTTCAATGTTGTCATAGCACAGAACATCGTCGATTATACCCTGCGAGTAACGCATCGTGTCAAACAACTCATCGTCCGTCTTGCGGTCGAGGTCATATCTTTGGAAGTCATCGCATATCGGGAATGCGAGATATAATGTCTTTTTTGCCATAATTGTAAATTTTAAGGTATTTATTTGTATTTCTCTATTATTTGTTGATAGATTTTTAAGAATGAGTGCATCTGATTCCCATTGTTGGTGTACCAAATCGGATGAATTGGGAAACCGAAATTGTTGTAGTTTAACTTTATACCCGTTTCGTCGGCGGCGTAGTGAGCAGCGAAGTATTCCAAATTACCAAATATGCAAGGTTCAGTATCTCCATCCTCTTGCGGAACAATGACAGCAATTTTTCTGCCGCCTATCGTCCCGATAATTGTCTGTTCCTTGCGGTATTCGTTAGACGCGGTAATCTCTACTCCCAATATTTCAAATTCCAAGTGAGAGATAAAATCTATTCCTTTTTTATTTGTTCTTATTGTCATAATTTTTAATGTATTTATAAATTGTTTTTCCTTCCGTTTCAATCTCAAAACCGTCCCAATCGTCGAAGATTAGGAGCAGGTGTTTCATCGTATTCACAAGGATGTCCTTGTAAGGTGCAATCGTTGTGTTAGACCGCCCGCCGTCCTCATTGAAGAAGCGGGCGGTGAATTTTGTTTCAGTCATTGTCGTCTTCTTTGTAACTCATCGTTCCGTCCTCGTTCAGCACAAGGTATTCCTCCCAATAATCGTGTGTCTTTCTGAATGCTTCCCATGCCTCTTTGCTTTCATCCTCGTATTCGATATATTCGAACTCGGCTCCACCGAGAATATAGTGACCGGTATTGTTACCCGAATCTTCGTCGGCATAAGTTACTTCGCATAAAACGTGGTACTTTACGCATATATCATGTAACTTCTCCATGACAGGTATTGGTGACGCCCATGCTGTGTCGAATATGATGGTATTGCCGTCTCTTTCGATTGAATAGGCATTCCATTTTGTACCCCAATTTTCTCGGTTCCAATCGTACCAATTCCATCCGCGGGTTTCTTCCTCTTCCTTTCGTCCAATACCTCCTTGAAAAAGGCTCTTTGGCTGAGGAATGATGTTGTTGAAATCAATGTGGCGAGTCCATTGCTCACCGTTGTCGTTCTCATCTGTCTTTAGAATACTGAGAAGAAAATCGACATCTTCTTGCTTGCCGGAGAACTCGGCAATGTGTCTTACGTTGTTTGGCATAATTATTTAATTTATATTGTTTTGAATTTCTTTTTGAGTTCATTTATGGCGTTTTTCAAAGCATCCACATTGCTTATCGCATATTCGCCGACAACCTCTGTGAAGCCGTGCTTTATCTTCCATTGGTAGAACTCTCCGTTTATAATTCGTCGGTAAGCGGTACATTTACCGAGACGTTCAACCTCGATAGGTGTACCTTTGTCCCAAGCGTTTGCTTTCATTCCATTGCATCGTTAAGGTAGTCGATTGCATCTTCAAGACTTGATACAGCGGATTCGAGGTTCTCGATTCCGTTCTGAATCTGCTCACCACGTTCACTTTCTTGAAGACCTTCGGGCATATTGTCCAGTTTTTCAGTCTCGTCCTCTTGGATTGTCTCGAGGCATGATTTGATTTCTTCGAGTTTGTCGACGTAACTCTGCAACTCTTTTCTTCCTTTTGCATTCATATTTTTTTGTGTTTTAGATTTGAATTATTTGAAAATCATAATGGTCTATATGACCACATATATCCCTGTGCGGTTTTTCTTTCTCCTCTGCAACAAGATGCTACATTACCGAAATGAAATCCGTTTCTGTTGCATTCCATAACACTTTGCCATATTTTAACCAACACTTTGTTCTTTGTATATTGGTATACTTTTTTAGATGAACTATGATTCACATTTTCACTATGAGTGACGAGTTCTAAGTTCCAAACGGCATTATTTGATTTGTTTTTGTCTATGTGGTTTATCTCCATTCGCTCGGAACCCACACCACTCTTATTGAAAGCGGGTATATCCGAAACAAAAGTCATATAAACGAGTCTGTGAGCAAAAATAAACCACCTCTTCTGCTTTTTTGTTAGTACATACATGTGATAACCATGTGGGTCGATATATGGCTTTAGGATTTTACTTTTTCCTGTTAAATGATAGTTTAACGATTTAATCCTACCATAATTACTCACTTGATACATCCCTTCGTATCCTTTAACATCCTTCCATATTTCTTGTGTTTCCATTGTATAAAAATATAAATCTGCACTACGAGTTGTCAGGTTCAAATTAGCCTAAACCTTGTGGACGTTTCCGTTACCACACTCGGTGCAGATGTTATATTTAATCCCTTTGATATGCAAAACGCTAACAATGAATGTTTGCGGCATATCGCTAATTTGATTTTGACAATGCAAAGATACGAAGAATTTTACACATGACAAAATTTTTATTCGTATACTTGTTCTCCATCTTCGTCGAGCACGCTCTCGATGTTTTGTTTGATGTCTTCAAGACTACTGATGTAGTTGCCGATTTGCTTTCTGTCGTTTTTGTTCATATCGTTATTTTTTTTGTTTTTTCATTTATTGTTAGCGTGAACTCAATCCGTCCGTCATCGTCGTAGCGGACGGACAAGTTTTGGATGGCTTCTTTGTATCCGCTCCAACTTTCGAAGAGTTTTTCGCGGATGTTTTTCGCCAACCTCCAACCGACATTCAAGTCGCGCTGGATGTTCGATTCGATTTCTTTCAGTTTCATAATTCGTTTACCTCCTCTCCGTCAACATTTATGATGCTGTTCGACTTGCACGAACGCCAAGCACCCTTCTCCAAGTCGAAGAACCGCACAACACCGCTGTCCTTCTGTTTCTCGGTGCTTTCCTCGACGCTTGTCATATCTTTCGGCCACAAGTCCTGTGGCACAAGGTCGAGGTTCGTTGTTCCGACTGCTGCACGTCGGCTGCCGTCCGCTTTCTTGAAGACAAAGTTGACTTCTCCGTTAAGGAGTTTCTCGCGGAGTACGTCCGCAACGTTTTCTTTAATGAGGTTCATTGTTGTGTATTTTATCTGATTATACCATCCGCGACCATCTTGTCGTACAGTTCGGCAAGGTCGCTGTCTTTCAAATAAGGGTTCAAGGCATTGATGATATCCTTGCCATCCCATTCTTCCTCCATAAAATTGAGGAGTTCCGATGCTTTTTGTTTGTCGTTCATTGTTGTGTTTTAAAAGTTAGACCATAAACGCCTTCCCATTATAGAGAAGGAACATTTCTTTGTACGTTCCCCTCGTCACGCATCTAAGCGGCTCGCCATCGTTGTCGATGACAGCCACACATAATTTCTTTTTCTCGAGGACTTTTTTTGCGTCCTCGATAGTCTTGGCGTCGTCCCTGTGCATCAAGGCTCCGCCGTCGGTGAAATAAGTTATCATAACTTTAAATTAACCAAATATTTCCTCAATGTCGTAATCGTCAAATTCTTCATCCGTTACGTTGTTATCAATCGCCCAATCTGCCATAGCGGAATTAATGTCGCAGACCAGATGGTAGTCCGCCATGCTCAGCGTGCATCGGTAGTGCCCTATAATTCCCAACGCACGTTGGTAACGAGGCTCGAAGTCATTAACATTGTCTATGACGTATTGCACCATTTCTTTCGGTGCGTTCTCTGTATTGAAGTCGTCTGCTGTGTACATAACTTTACCAATAAATCGTTTTGATTTCGTTGAAACATTCTGTGTTTTCATCCACAAGGGCTACTTGCACGAAGTCCAACTCCTTGTGCCCTGCATCGGCATACCAAATGCCATCCGATGCTATTTCTTTTGCAATCTCGATTGCTTTCTCGTCGCTGTCGGAAACAAAGTAATCGTCGTGCATATCGTCTATGCCGACCACATCGTAGTCGGCTCTGTACCATCGTTCCATATCTGTATGTTTTAAAGGTTGATTAATTGCATTATCTCCTCTGATGTTTCCGTGACTTCTATCTGAAAGAAGTTTGTTGTCACAATCGTGAACGGCTTGTCAAAACTGACCGTTTTGAAGGCATTGATTGTGTCCGCGTTCACATATACTTCATCGTTTCCGTGACGCGTGTGTAACTTGATGATGTTTGCCATAATATTGATGTTTTATTGATTTTATCTATCGGAACAGACTTTGTAGCCTGCTAGGAGTTGCTCATATATTTGAGCGTAACGCTCTGCCTCAGAGCCTTCGCACACCAACATACCTTCTCCGAATTTTTTGATTGCCTCCTGACGGGGCATTTTTCTTGTTTTATTGTAACATACGATTGTCACAATATCTACATCTGTTTTTTCCATTGTTTTTTCCATTGTTTTTGATAAAGGGGCGTCGTCGGCCGCCCCGAAATAAACCTTAAAACTTACAACAATTCGTCACTCCGACGCGTGACGTTTTTCTTTATTCTCAGACAAGAACACCATCGAACACTTTACCGTTCTCGTAGTATTCGTTGTCGTCACATTCAAGTAGCCATTCCTTGACACCCTCGTATGAATTGTACCACTCGATTTCCTTTTGCCACGAAGAGAAGAAACTGTCGAGACAGTCGTGAACAAGGTCCTCGAGCGTGTAATCCTCTTCGTAAGGCTTCGACAGATACTTTGCGATAGGTTCGAGAATGTCACAATCATAGCATACGCCTGTCAGCACACACTCGTTCCATTCCTGACGGATTACTTTTGAGTACCGTTGTTTGTTCCAACGTTTTTTCTCGCGGTCATCTCCTGCGTTATAATTGTAGAACTTCTTGCGCGGGAACAAGTCATCCCACACGTTGTTCATAACGTAACGCCACAGATATTTACCTTTGATTTCCTCTCCGTCCACATCGTGATAATACCCGTCAGAATACGCACTTATTGCATACTCAACGCGGTAGTTATAACCGCATCCGCTGACTTCCCAATTCTTCACCTTGATGCCCATAAGTTTCTCGAACTCCTCGAGCGTTCCTTCCCAGTCAGAGTAATATGCCTCGGCGAAGTCGATGCGAGACTGACGTTCTGCTATGATGATGTCTTGTATCTTCTCTTCTAGTTCGTCGAACCGATAGAGTTTTATTTTTGCCTCTTTCATTGTTTGTCCTCCTAAATTACGTTTTGTTTTTGAATCTCTTGCTCCCACCATTCGGGCAATTCTACTCCTTTATTTCTCAATGCCATCCCGATATTATCGAGGATATAGTAAGAATAACGCCCTGCACAGTAAGTTATAAATCTGTATCCACCAACCATCTCTAATCCCAGTTCAATAAGCATTGCATGTAATGAGTAGTATGTTTTTTTCTCACTGTCAAAATAAGCAAGTTTAAACACCGCCTTGCTACCTTTGCTCTTGCTGTCGATGATGATAAGCAGTGTGTGTTTTTTGACCGCGTTGAAAAACTCATTTAATTTCTCGTTGAAAAATATTGCATCCATTGGTTGTCCTCCTATTCTTCGTTTCTAAGTTTGTAAAAGCACAGCAGTTGGAAGATGCCGTCTAAATAGTTCAGCATCTCGGCACTGGATTTTCGGCCGTCGAATCCCAGACAACTGCGGTGATGTCCACCTCCCTCCGCAATTTCATACATATTCCATCCGCCATATTGGGCGGCATAAGATATTTCGTACTTAGTTCCGAGCCTCTTGTTGATGTAATTAACTCGGTACTCAATTAACCTTCTATATTCTGTTCTTGTCATAACTATTGATTTTGTTTGTTATACATTAATTGATTTTTGCAAAACTCTCAAGTTCATACGTAATGCCTCCGGGGTAGTCGGCGTACTGTTTCAGCCACTTGTCAAAGTGCATCGACAAGTAACTTTCAAAGTTTTCAAGAGCCGCCTCGTTCGCGGCCAACTTCTTGATTGCGGCACAGAACTGGCGTGCCTCTTCTGCATATTTTCTGTTCATAATTTTGTTATTTAATCATTTCTGCATTATTGCATTGCGGACGGATAGAGTTCTCACTCACTCCGCCCAAAAACCTCTATCGAAGTATTTTCTGTATGGTTCTAATCTCTGCATCGTAATCCTGCCCTGCGCAATACGTTCCACGCACCTTTTTGTCGTAGTGTTTCTTTTGTATTGTCAGCCGTTGCAAGATTCCATAACTTTGTCCACAGTAGTACCTGACATTGTTAAACTGCGTCTTCGTCACTCTGCTGTATACAGCGTTGGCGAACAGTTTCACCGCACGTTCAATCTCTTCCTCCGGAAGCTCGAATTTGTACCACTTCCTTGATTTCGCGTGATAGAATTGTCTCGCCATAAATTCATTGTAATTCATTTCGTGAGACCAACATTGGCCGAGCAATCCTTCAAGGGTCTTATATTTTCGTGTTTTCATTGTTGTGTGTTTTTAAAATTCGACTACTAATTCAGCCCTGTATCCCTTGCTTTTGTCAAGGCAGGATAGATTGTATGACGCAAGTGCTCTGTAGTCGCTCGTCGCAACTACATCGGCAAGCGTTCGCCCGTTCTGCACCACCTTGTACATTCCGAGTTTCCTCTCTCCATTCATAACGGCAATGACATCGTCAAGTTCCAAGTCCTCCCACGTCCCTCCGTGGTAGTTCTTGTCGATATATTTTCTCATTCTTTCAAAAGCATTCATATCATTCTCCTTTCTCCCTGTATTGCTTGACGCAGACATATCCGCGCTGCATCATCGCGGCGGCGTATTCCTCGCCCTTTTTCATATCAGCGAACCAACCGCTGACTATTGCTCCGCCCTTGTCGGTCAGGGCTGTGACCTTCATTTGTTTCTTCATTTTGTTTATTGTTTTATAGGTTTGTATTTCTTTTTGAATTCACCAACCGTCATCCCGAATATCTTCGTTATGATGAAGTTCAGTTCCTCAAGTGTGGCATTTACTGCACTGCTGCCGTAGTTCCTCCAAAACCAGTACGGGCCGCCGCTGTTATTGCCGTACCCGTAGCATAATACGGTGCTCCATATATCCTCCTGCACGCATACCTTCGGCAGCAGTTCGCAGTAACGAACGCCGCTGCGGAGATTGTGCGCGAGTTCTTTTAGTTCTTCTGTGTATTTCATAATTCCCCATCGTATAATTGTTCCATAACGTCCGCGAGTTCGCTGAGGTCGCGGTATACCTCATAGTCTGAATAATTTTGATACATAGCTATTCCTCCTACATTATACCATTCTTTTTCTTGCACTCGTCATAGAGCGCCTGCCACGCCCTATGGTTGTTATATCCACATAGTTCCCACAATTCGCTGTGGTCGGGGTCGTCCAGCCTGTCGTATGCCAGGCTGTTGTTGCTGTGGCACTTGTATTTTTTTCCACGGTAGATTATTCGGACTTCATATTGTCCATATCCGCACTTGGTGACGCGCACGCGGTCGCGCAGCTCGCTTGTCGTCATATTTTAATTTATTTCTTGAATTTCGAAAAAACATCTATCATTCTCTCGAATTTCTTTTTGATTTACCAGCCTTCTGGCGTACTTATCCAAATCATCCTGCGAAAAGGAGGACAGAAGATTTTTAGTCTTTGATGAAATTTTAACGTCAAAGACTATTCGATTGCAATGCCATATAAGCATTGCGAATTCTCTTGGTTTTGGTTTCATAATTGTTAAATTTATTAAAAGGTTTGCAAAATCATTTTTTAAGTTCATTGTAAATGTCCCGCAAATAGCCGTGCAAGTCTTCGGCGTCAAAGATGGAACACCCTGGCGTGTTTATCTCCAACTCAATAAACTTGTCACCACCGCAGATATAGTTCGCCTCGGTGGCATCCTTTGCCGTGAAGAACATCAGTTCCCCACGTCTCGTTATTGTCGCAAAACTTTTCATTGTTAAAATTGTTAAAATGTTTGTAACTATTCTCAGAAAATTTATTCGCGTGCAGGCACGTGAGGGCGTTGATTATATTACATTCGCCCTCGCGCGACCCGTCATACACGCAGTTATTATTCTCATATTATACCATTCATCGCCGTCACGATGGCAGAACGTTCCCCTTGTAGGCTGTCCTCGTCCCGCATCATACACGACATAATTATCTCGCAAGCCATCTCTGTCAGCCCGACCAACTCAACGCATTTTGACGTCTCATTGTACTCGAATTTCGCACACAACCATTCAATAAACGATGGTGTATATTCATCGCGGTAAATTCTCAAATTCATAATTTATTCTTTTTTTTCGTTAATAAATTCATTTAATTTTTCGTACATTTTGTACTCAGTGACCACAACGCAATCCCTCGCATCGTGGCCATATTGTTCTATCATTATTCGGACTCCCTTCCTCGTTCCAAATTCTCAGACAAAACGCTGTCTAAACGATTCGTTTGTCTATGATATACAATTCGGTTACGAATTACATAATCAACAATTCGACTATGCAATAAGATTCTCAGACTAATACAACCATACAAGCAGTATCCGATTTTGTCACTTATCGGACTTACTCATAACATTGTGCATCGTATTAGTGCGTATGTGTAGTTTGCAATTCCTTTCTCGCAATAGTCGCATACGTCCTTTCGGTGTAATTCGCCCTATTCACGTTCATACCAATTCATAGTCATTCCTTACAGCGGTTGTTTCAATTCATTGGCAATTCTGCAATTCGTTTGAAGTCCACGGACTATTCGGCCACGATAGTCAATATTTTGAGCCCTCTCACAACGTTTTCGCTTCTTGTGTAGGTGTGTCTACAATCTTCACACTTGCATATTGTTCGTTGTTGTTTTCGTTGTTTGTTGTTTTGTTTGTTGTTATTCTCAATACGACAGAGCTATAACAACTTGCTGCAACAATTCTCTACTCACAACAAACTACTAAATGTGTAGTTTGCGCCCTTCTCGACAAGTTCATTGTGCTATTATAACACAATTCACACACAATTCACTATTCGTTGTGCTTTCGTACTACATACAGCTGTTTTGCTGTCCCTTTTGCGTACTCAATAAATTCACCTCTTTACACACTTAGCTTGTGGCCGTTTGTTGTGTGTGTCCTTGTGGGACTGGTTACTTAGGGCGAGCCTATTGAATTGGACAATAGCAAAGGCGCCAGCGCTCGCCGTTTAAGGCCGTTTATTTTGCGGCCTTGTTAATGTTATTTAACAGAGTACGCAATTCATTGTTTTTTGCCTTGCTTGCTATCAGTCTGTAAAGTGTTTCTACTTTATAATTACCCTTATTGTCAATGTATAACGGCAATGTTGTTTCGGTTACTTGTTGCAATATAGTTTGTGCGGCCTCGCCCTTAAGAGCAGAAACAATTTTTTTGTCTAGACCGTTCACGGTTGCAACTTGCTTAATGTAGGACATAAGGCTGTCTATTGCTCCTTGTACATTTGCAGAACTTGCGTTTGCCGTTCTTACATTGGCAATTGTAATGTTTGCAAACCCTACAGCGTTCATTTTCACTTGTTTTAAGGCCTCAAAACGTTTTGTTGCAATTTCTAACCTTTTGGCCTTATTGGCCTCTATTTTTTCCAATCTTTCGGCCTTTGCAACAGCTTTTTCCATATCATCCTTTGCAGTTGTTTGCTTTTTGCTGGTTTCTTTTGCGTTGTTTGCTTTTGCGTTTGCGTTTTTAACTTGTTTTTTCATTTTGTTTAAGTTTTAAAGTTTATAAATATGTTTTTTGATGTTCAACTGAATGCAAAAGTACTAAAAATTTTGAATGTACCAAACATTTCTTCAAAAAAAAATTTCAAAATAGATTAAAATATTGAAAACCAGACAGAAAAAAATGAAAAAAAATTTTAAAGCAAGCGAAAAAACTGCAAAAATTGACAAAAAAAGAGCGAAAAAAATCAAAATTTACAAAAAAATACCACATTAAAATAAAGCAAAATGATTATAATATTGTAAAACAGAACATTACAAAGGTTTATGTTTACAATGTGCTGTAAATGAGCAAAATAACAAAAATACTCAAAATAAACCAAAATGAATATATATGCAGAATATTATATATATAAAAAGGCAATGAACCGCGGTTTTTTGCCGTCTGCTGGTTTTTTTCCGGCTGTGATTATCGAGGGGAGGGGGAGGGGGAACGGGAGCAGCGGGAGGGGCGTC